GTGAACAGGGAATTCAAGGAGATCCAGGTGAGCCGGGAATGCCAGGGGATCCTGGTGAGCAAGGGGAACCAGGTGAACAGGGAATTCAAGGAGATCCAGGTGAGCCGGGAATGCCAGGGGATCCTGGTGAGCAAGGGGAACCAGGTGAACAGGGAATTCAAGGAGATCCAGGTGAACAAGGAATTCAAGGAGATCCAGGTGAGCCGGGAATGCCAGGGGATCCTGGTGAGCAAGGGGAACCAGGTGAACAAGGCCCTCCAGGGGATGATGGAAGCTCTTCTCCACGTAGTCAAACTAGAATTATGGGTGAAGGAGTATTAGGAATAGTATCAGCTCCTGTAGCTTCAAACACAATATTATATTTAACTACTAGTGGTGGTAGTTTTCCAAGTGAAAAGTGGTGGGATATCACAACAGAACCACAAGATAATGAAGGAAGCGGAAGTGAAAGCCAAATAGCTGCTCAAATAGCACCAGGGAATGAAGAAGAAGGATATCCAGGTGCAGTAGGATATGGTGGTGGTTTTTTCCCAACTAATGATAGTGCAGGCTTAGTAACTGATTTACCAATAACATTACCAATTGGAGATGAAGTCATATATTTTAATACCTATGATCAATATGATGATGGTTGGGATGGAACTAATTTTGAATTAAGAACTCTTCCAGGAGGTGAAGGAGATATAGTTGCTTCTGGAATAGATCCTAATGATGGTTTTGAAGATCCAGGTGGAACATGGCTTGACGGAGAAACAGGAACTAAATGGGAAAGCTCAACAGAATTTATTGTTCCTGGTGGAGAAGAACCAGAAGAAGATTCTGTTCTTTTAACAGTATTAAATCTGAATTCAGATGAAATTGACAGACCATTAAGAATAACATTTGTAGCTCAATCTGAAACACATGAAGTGAAAATAGAAGGCTTAACATTTGCAAATGAATCTGATAATGCTATATCTTGTTATCTTGAAATTATGTTAGCTATAGAAAATGCTCCTGATGAAAACCTTTATGGAAATCCTGGGCAATCTTATTTTGAAACTATAGAACTTGGTGCAGGTCTTATAACTAATTTAACTCCTATTAATTTCTTAATAAGTGAATTAGAAGTTGGTTTAGAATATGAATATTTTTTAAAAGCTAGAGTATCTGAAGCAACAGAAGTTTTTGTTAAAGCGGAAAACATATTTGGACATAAACTAATTAAAATGACTGAGGTTGGTGTTAACTTAACAGAAATATAATAGGAATAAATAAAGACTATATAGGTAATCCTTTAGGTTTTTTCAAACTTTTCATATAAATAAAACTATAAAAATAACTTTCCCCAAATAACAAATGACATTAAGCACTCTTAAGCTTTATTTTAAAATGTTAATTTGTGTCATAGGTATGTTATTTCCATTATTTTTACACTTTTCTGGAGGTCACAATGTGAACTCATTTAGTGAATATTATTACACTCCAGCTAAATTAACTTTTATATGTTTATGTATTATTATGGCAATAAACATGGTAAGTACAACGAAATGGGAAATACCGGCACTTTTAATAATAATAATCGCTATTTTTCCATGTAAAGAATTTAAAATTTTACATAACGCATCAGCTATTATATTTTTTATATGGTGTACTTTAATAATGTGTAAAGATAAACGATTAGCTTGGATGGGATATGTAATGTTAGCGGCTTCTCCAATTTATATAGTTAGCATATATTGGTGTGAAGTAATACAAGTTTTTTTAATATCATTATTCCATTTAAAATATTTAAAAAGAATAAATCGAGTAAAAATTATAAAGAAAAAAAAAAGATATTTCTAATTATTCAAAGTCTACTTCTAATTTAAAATCAAGATATTGAAATTTAACTTCAAAAGTATTAAATTCTGGAGTAACTGAACTATATGATAATTTTATTCCAGTTTGTGATTTTAGTATTGGTCTATTAAAAATCAAAGATGATACAGCATATCCTTCATTGTTTAATAATAATAGTCTAATTGGACCAAGGGTTTGGTTTCTATTATCAAAATCTAAAAAATTTAGTGAATTTTCCAAAAACATAAAATAGTTTAGATATGCATCAGTTAGTTTCATAGTAAGAGATATTTCCCTAGTAAATAAATCTGCTATTGGTTTTGATGATTTATACTCTTGTTTCTTTCCCAATAACCTAGTTTGATCTGCTAATTGCATTGTCCATGATGGAAATTCAATTTGTTGAACGGTAGATGCCATAAAATCTTCAATTGTATCATATGGCAATATTAAGCTTTTATAATATGCTTTATATTTTTCTTTTACTTCATCAGCAAAAAAGTTTTCTGGTAAAAGTAAAACAAAACTATTATTTCTTACGTTTAAAATCATAATTAATCAAAGTGTCCTATTTTAATAATATATTTGAAATCGTCAGGATTCATAGAGTTATTCATATCTATTTCAACCTCTTCTATGTATAGTGGAAACCCACCTATTTCCTTTTCATATTTTTCTAAAGGAATATCTATATCCTCTATATCAAATTCATCTATATAATCTCCATCAAATGAAACATATTCTCCACGCATACCTATTCTTCTTAATGAAAACCTAACTCCTTCTATTCCTGATCTTTTATATTCAAAGTCTAAATCAAATTCAACGATAACATAGTGTAATTCCAATTCAGTATCTTCACCTTTATCTGGTTCGTTGAAAAGGTTTACCATTCTAATGATAGAATCTTGTTGTATTTCTTGCTTAAATGAATCATCTAATTCGAAATTTTCATAAAGCGATATGTGTTTCTTTTTATGCATTATATATTAACTTTTTTAAATCCCCAGGGGGCATTCTCGAACGTTCTAATGTGCTTAAACGTATATGACTCATTACTACTTATAATGTCTTTAAATTTATCTAATTCAAGTCTTTTTATATACTTCCCAACATCCGGTCCGGGCTTTATATTATATATATCCATTACGTCTTTACCAGTTATAGAAGTATTATAGTTTAAGAAAGATGTAATTAGTTTAGTATCAATATTATTTCTAACAGCAAACTCTTTTATTTGATCTTCTGTTAACGTTGTTCTACTTTGACCTTTCTTAATATCATATGCATTATCTTCCGATAAAGATAATAATGAAATTAAAAATTTAATGTTTTCTATTTCCTGATTAGAATATGCAGATTTATTCAATTGTTTCTCAACCGTGTGTAAATTATTATCTTTTAATAATGAAGATATTACAATAATAGGATCACTTGTCTCCGCGTAATCTGCGTTTATATTTAAATTTGGAAATAACCATTTAAATAGATCGTACTTTTCTATTAATTTTAAAAAATAAACAGTGGATAAGGATTTTAATAATCCTTTAATGAATTCATCTCTAATTCTTTCAGATGAAATGCCATCTAAAGAAGAATCTTTAATAAGAGCATCGTTCATTTGCTTATCTAATTCAGATCCCGTTATTCCAGCAAATCTAATAGCTCTAAGTATTCTCAACCTATCTTCATTAAATCTTTCAGACGGATCACCAACAGATTTAACTATTCCATTTTTTAAATCATCTACACCACCTACTAGGTCAACTATTTCTTCGGTATCAGTATCATAGAATAATGCATTTATTGTTAAATCCCTCCTTTTAACATCTCCTTCTATATCTGTAAAAGCAACTGAATCTGGTCTTCTTCCACTTCCTATATCTTCTCTAAATGTTGCTATTTCAAATTCACCAGATGGAGTATCAGCTAACCATATACCGAATGCCTCACCAATAGGTAACATTTTATAAACGTCCTTTAACATTTTATTTACTTCATCGGGATGTGCATCAGTTGCTATATCATAGTCCTTTGGTTTTATTCCAGATATTGCATCTCTAACTGCGCCGCCTACTAAATATATTTTATATCCATTGTCCTTAAATATATCTCTTATTTTAAGAATATCTTCTGGTAAATCAATATGGTGCTTTATGCGCTTTTCCATTATTTAGTATCTATGGATTTTCCTGAACTATCTATGTTTAAACCGAATCTTCTAATATTATTTCCTTTATAGAAAGTAGTATCTTCACTAAAGCTAGGAAAGTATGTTTCCATGTCTAAAGAAAAACTTATATTTACTCTTTGATCTGTTTCGTATGTAAAATCATATTTTTTCTCAAAATTTTCTTGATCTGGAAATGTAAATTGTCCTGGTATCCTAACGCCTCTATATTGAAAATAAACTACTCTATTTTTATAATACATATCCATTACTTTTTCCATTATCTTAAATGATTTATTTAAATTATCAACTAATATTTTAGCATCAAATTTTAATTGTAATGGTAAAGAATATAATCTAGACGAATATGCTTTATTTATTTTTTCATCGTTTTCACCAAGTTCTTGTTGTAGAAACGATCCTCTAACGAATTTGTTTGTTATAGCTGAGCTTTTAATACTAAATGAATTTAATGTTACTATTCCTCTAGGAACTATATCATAGTTTCCTTCTGCGTGTTTAGGTATTTTACATTCATTAGGAACATCTATGAAAAAATCTTTCATAAATCCTTCTCCACCTGAGAAATTATAGAAAAAAGGAATTTCATGCTTTTCCACTTTTCCATCTCTAACTAAATCAATTTCTATCTCTCTATTTAAAACGTCCAATAACGAAAGAGTGGCGTTTCTAAGAAAAATATCTTGTACATTTGTATTTCTTATATTTTGATTATCTAAATTCATATGTTATTATTTATTTTATTATCTATTTCTACTTATAAACGGAACTTTTATTTGTGGCCTACAGTTGTCTATTATTAATAACATTGATTCGTCTTTAATAAATTGTTGACTTAAAATAAAATCATGTTCTTCTTCTTTTATCATAGTATTAAATAATCTAATGTTAGATAACAAAAGATTAGAAGTTGGAATATTATATGGTTGTTCTATATCAAATTCTTCTACTGGCATTGATGAAATTGATTCAAATACCTTTTTAAAATCCGTGTGATTTGTTAAATCTGCTTCGTCATCTATTATATTATACACATATACTCCTATTTGTTTAAATTCATTTGAAACAGAAACTACCATTCCATGCCAGCTGTTTGAAATAAAGTTTGGAATAGTATATGTTTTTTCATGAGTGTTTAATTTAACTTTTAAAATAAGATCTCCTTCATCAGAACTTCCAACGTATTTATTGAACTGTGCATAAATATAAAGTCCACTCTCGCTTTGATTATCAAATCCCTTTATAAAACTAACGATTTCAGCATCGGATGGAACGTTAAATATGCTTGTAAATGATAAATTATCATTTTCATCTTTACCGAAAACAGGATTGAAATTATAAATAACCGCGGTTGATCTTAATTTTAAATTAAGAATATCACTTCCTGGAGAAGCGGTGGTATCCACCATTATATCCCTTTGTTTTGTGAATGTTAAATCTGTATATGCTTCTAATTGTACATATGCACCAAGTTCAGATGGAAAAGGTCCTCTAACTCTAAGATATCTTACATCCGTTCCTAATATGTTTTTATCATTTGTCATGAGTTCATTATTGGCCCATGCTCCATATATGTCGCTGCTTTGATATGCTCTAACCACATTGTAGTTGTTTTTATCATCAACCGTTCCTTTAACAGATAACATTACCTGATCAGTAGACGTAGTTGGTGGATTATCAGTAGTTAGTCCATATGAATCTATCAAAATTTCTATTCCTCTTAAATCATAGTAGTTTTCCATTAAAGATGCAAAGTTAAAAGTATATTTAATAGGTTTTATCTTTAAGTCAGGGTGAATCGATTTACGAGAGACATCGAATCTTCTCGATATAGTTGTATATTGCTGAGGCATCGTACCATCCTCAATGTTCTCTGTGACCTCCTCAGCAAACAATTCTTCAGCACTAGTGATTATGTTATCCATGTATTTTCTATTTTCATCTTTCATTAACATATCGATGTTAGGATTGAACTTAATTAACTGTATTTTCCAATACGTTGGCTCCATCATGAAACTTCTATATAAGTAAGATCCCTGTATTTCAAACATTCTGTTAATTAATGGAAAATATAAAAAGTCTCTTCTTCTAGGCTCTGCTTCTTTTCCAAATACAGATTGAAAATATCTATTATCCACGTGTATTTCAAATGGCAATTCGAAATCTATTCCAAATTCTGAAAACTTGGGTTTATTATCTGGAAACTTATTAGCTGGCACTAGTACCTTTACGCATTTCCTATCTATGTTTTTAAATAGGGTCCATTCTTTAAAAATATAATCGCCACTGTCTGATTCTGGAAGAGTTCTAAAATAAACAACTTCGTGCCCAAATATCTTATTGGTATGAAAAGAAAGTTCTTTGAATATTCCTATTGCACTGTCTACTTGGTATGGCCTAAATCGTGCTTCTCTTTCGAAGATTAAAGCTGGACATTTTTCATCTGAACAACAAACGATAGGGGTTAAAACATTAGGTAAACCTGGATCAATTCTCTTTAGTCTAATTTTTATTTCATCTATTTGAATAGGAGAATCTAATTCTTCAAATGTTCCATCGTCATATTCATACTTTATTTCTATGAATAAATCACAATCTTTTTCAAATTCTATCTCTTTAACGTTATCTAATCCATTTGGATCTACGTCTAGTGGTGCAAAAGAATACCAGAGAGACCAGTCTAATTTATTATTAGAATATCTAAGATACCTTTTTAGATAGCTTAAATCCACTGCGCCTGGCGAAGCTATTTCAATATCCTCTAATATATCCTCTATGTTGCCTACTCCATATATGGGATCGTTTACGGAAAATATTCTAAAGTTTTTACTAAAGGTAAGAGTATTGGAACCTGCTTCAGGTATAATTTTAATAGTAATATTCATTAATTATATAATTATATTTTTTTCTATATAGTTTTATTTATTTTTAAATAAAATTGTTATTCTCATATAGAACCAACTAAGTCGAGCTTTGTAGAATATATAAAATAAAGAATGATAGAAATTGAATACGAACAAACCTATACTAGATCCTCTTTGGTTAACTAAACAAGAATACGTAGACTTTGAATATTTCAAGTATATCTTATTAGACGCAAAGGAAAAATATATGTCTAATATTGAGGAAACGGATAATGAAAATTTCTATGAAATAATGTTTCACTATTTAAACCTTAATAATCTAGTGTTAGATGGAAACATGTTTGATTTTAAAATGAATTCTTTTTGGAAAAATGAAAAAATAAAAAGAATTTCTAGAGAACTATATCATTTTTATAAAAATCACAATGATTCAGGTGAAACGATAAGAATGGCCAACGAAGTATTTAAAGAGCTATCTTTAAAATATCTTCAAAGAGAATCTAAAGGAATTAGAGACAAAGATAATAATTTATATTACGTAAATAAGAAAATACATTTGTGTAATGAAATAATAATATTAATTAATAAAAAATCTAGTAAAGACTATCACGTTTTTAAATTAAAAACAGACGGTAGAAAATCAAAAGGTTATTCATTTGATAAGATTGGCGTAATGAATATTAAGAAATTAGAAAGTGATTCTTTAAATAAAGCAATAGATGAACTAAATAATAAAGATCTTAAAAACCTAGACCCTGATACTAATCTACTGTTTTGTGTAGCAAAGGATAAAAAAATAGAAATTGAAGAAACGGCAACTTCTATAAAAAATAGTATTCTTTTAAATAAATTGGTGGCTAATGATATTAGATTTGATCCTCATATAATTATAAATTCATATAACCTATTATTATATGAAAACATTCTTCCTTTTAAACTAGATGAATCTTTTTTATAGACTATCTTCTACAGTAAGTCCATTTGATTCTAAATATTCTTTTAATTTAGAATATGAAACTTGATAAAGATTTTCGTCTGTTAATTTTACTAGTTCACTGGGCTTTTCTTCTTCTTCTTTTACGGGTTCTCCATTTTCCATCACGGGACTTCCTGCTTTATAATTAGAAAAATCTACCCTTTGAGGAATAAGTTTACTTTTAATAGTATTATCTTTATCGTTTTCTCTTTCTTCTAAACTAATATATGCGTTGACGTGTAATTTAAGATTTGTATCTTTTACATATTCATATTTTTTAATATTTACATATGCCTCTGAAGTTGTTCCAGAATCGCTATATACTTCATTTGTTATTATAAGTCCCATGCTATATTTCTTTTTTTTATTTATTCACTACTATGCCTGTTCAATTATTGAAAATTGAAATGATATTTGACCCACCGTTATTGCCGGTAACGCCGTATTTCTTCTTAAGTAAAAAGTTACCGCATTAACACCAGGAGTTGGAGCAATGGTATAGTTAAATGCCTCAGCATCTCCACCACCGGCTAAAGCATATCTAGGACTTGCTGTAACTACGGTTTTAAGAGGATTCCACGCAGCTCCTGGTAAAGACACTGTTATGAATCCACCTCCTGTTACGTAAAATGCAGTGTCCATATCACCAGCCGTGGCCGTCATCCCGGGTGCACTTGTCCAATCGTTCATGTTCGTGATCGCATGGCTCGCACCGAACGGCGCCGGTCCTCCGGGATTAGCAGTATTGTATGTAAAGCCGATTGCTCCATGAATTTCTCTAATTTTTTTATTATCAGAAGCAATTGATATTCCATCTTCTACATTCAAGCTTCCATCTAAGTGATTTTCTTCATCTCCTTCTATATGAAAACCATGTTTAGTGCCGCCTGTTGCTCCAGCAGTTAAATCCATTTTTATACCATACCTGCTTCCTCCAGTATTTCCCCATATTCGTATCCAATGACCCATTGCATCTCCTAATACGGTAGTATTTGATTGGAGATCTAGGTGATATCCTGTAAAATCATCACATTGAAATAGAGATTCTGCAAAAATTGCAGGGCTTCCAAATGTCATATGGTCTACAAATGCATCTCCCGTAGCAGTAGTGGTTGCTATAAATCCATGTCTACCTCTCAGGCAATATTGACCAAAGTTATTGGTTCCAATTTCCAGGATATGATCCACAAACATGTTTCCATTAAATGTTGAATCAGCATTTCTAACAACCCTATGCATCGCGCTTTGGACATTTATTGATTGTGCTCTGCTTTGTATTAAATTATATCCTCCAATGTTATCATCGATATCAGCTATCATTGTTAAATTGGTAGAAGATCCAGGATACATCATTAACTGGTTCAGTGGATCTTTTTGAGATATATTTATTTGAATGGGTCCATCACATGATATACCTTGTCCCTTATCAATATATAATCCTCCTGATCCTATATTTACTGAATTACCAATATTTACATTATTTCCAAAATTAGCATTATCCAATACTGTTAAACCAGATGTTTTAATAGAACCAGATGTCATAGAAGAAACATCTACACTATTCTTTTTAAAGGTTATAATTCCACCCCTTGTACTATTTACCGTTGTAACATTAATGTATTCTCCAGTTATATCCATTCTGTTTGGGTACATCCAAACGTCTTCATTATGCGTAGTTTCATTTATAAATTCTACTCCAGAACTAGTATTATATCTAAGAACAGAAAGAGAACCCCTATTGGTATCATTATATGTAGCTAATACATATATGTATTCACCTTCTACCTTTATATCAAGTATTTGATATTCAGAAGGTGTTCCCGATATATGAGCAAGCATATCGAAACCACCATAACCGGGTCCATTTGGCATGGGTTGCCAATTAAAACCTGGAGTAAGTCCTACCATAAAAGTCCCAGATAATTGTCTATAGAATAATAGCACTATGTTAGCCCATCCTATCGCCATTATGTTACCAGATACTGATATACCTCCTCTTTTCCTACTTGCTAGTGTTGCATCAGTTCCCTGTGTTAAAAGTTTCCCATCGCTTGGATCTTGTATTCCAGTTAGGTATACATCCATGAATGCCATTCCAGTTCCAATTGGATCGTGAATATCTATACTATTCACAGATAATCTAAAATCATTTACGACACCTGCTACTTCAGAATCGAAAGATAAAACATATGCTTCTTCACCAGAGATATCAAAATCTAATAGGTAAATGTCTCCTCCCAGGGACTGCATATTTTCTAAAGGACTAATTATCGTTCCGGGAGACTGCAATGGATGAAAGGTTGGAGATATCGGATTGGTTATATCAATAGCAGCAAGCTTTGGACCTTGAACGGATCGTGGTGTATTATCATATTCCATTGCAAATGCCCACTTACCACTAACCATTAATCTATATGATGAAACAAAATAATCTTCAAATGCTCCACCGCTTAAGTCTAAGTTTCCTACCATTTGAACACCATTGATGTTACTATCTATTTCTAAAACCGTTAGTGACGATGCTTCATCTCCCTGAAAAATTGGCGGAATTGCGTCATTTCTACATCTTGCGTGTAAGCAATATATGTACTTTCCTTTTATATCAATATCTCGTATATATGTGGCAGGAAATGCATTATATCCAAATGCAATGGTGTTTTTTGCATATCTCCCATTTATAAGTTGTCCATGATTATCGGTTCCTTGATTGGCAGTTATTTCATATCTAGAGTGCGAAAAAGTATCGGCATTTAATATAACTTGTTGTCCATTTTGATATGAAGATTGCAAATCTAAAATAATTATACCACCTGGCGTAGTACTAATTGCTCCATTAGCCGCGGCTGGTGGAACTGAGTTATATTCAGGATTACCAGCAATGGCTACTGTGTATGTTCCATTAGAGGCAATTCCTGTTCTAAACTGATTTGCTGTTAAAAAACCATATAGTATCTGTTCATCGTTTCCAACAATTTCTAAATCACTATTTGGAATTTGATAATAGTCACCATGTGATTGAAAAATATTATCATCAAACATTAAAGTATTATCAATATATAATGGAGCATTATTAACGCTAATTGCTGCGATATGCGTAGCTGAATATAAACTAGATGGAATATTATTTGATGAATCAAAATCATCAAGTACACCAAATTGTGTAGCTATGAATCCATCTGTTATTAATATTCCATCAACCATGGTTGTAGGGGTAGGAAAATATTCCTCTAAAGCAAACCTACCACCTATTTTTAATGTGACATTTGCTTGCTGTATAGCAGTTGATGTACTAAATCGTGGAGTTATAAATTCATATTGCGCATTTTGATCTATATTAGAAATAGCAACTGTCTCGGGAACAGACATTGAATTTCTAGTTATATTAATCCAAGTATTTGTTGAAGACGTTCCAGACACGTCTTCTTTGAAAAATCTAACTTTGTGATTATGATTTAACTCACTTAAATATATTCCGGCTGGTGAAACATGGGGATCGCTATATGTTGATCCCATTTCTAAATGATATCTTCCGGTTGGAAGAAGAGAATGATCTACAGATATGAAAGCTAGTGAATTAAATAATTCGTTTGTATCAATTGGAAAGTTTTCAATATCAATAACCGTTTCATTCCAATTATTTAATAACAACATATCATTATCTGAAACGTTTCCTAATGTAACATCGGTGTTTACAGCAGCTATTGTATTTCCCCTATGTGCAAATAAGATATACCTATCATCTAGAGGAGAGGTTTCTCCAATTCCTCTAACGAAAGGGCTTCCTATTTGATCTATTATATTTATGATAACTTGAGAAAGATCTGTTACCTGTGTCCATGTATCTGTTGCAGCGGCATATTGCCAGATTGCGCTACTATTTGTTTCTAAATAAAAATCACTATCTATTAGTCCTGGGAAAGTTTGACCATTTGGGTCATTCGTTCCAACGAACCATTTGTTTCCTCTTTGTCCGGGAGAACCTGTGTTTCCCGCAGGTCCAGCAGATCCAGTTGGACCCGTATTTCCTGTTGCTCCCTGTTCACCGATACCTAATTCTAACATCTTGTTAAAATTATAATTTATCTTATCAGTAAACATTGTTTGAGCATCAGCTGCGAACAATTCTTTTAAGTTTATAGTTACTGGCATATCTAAATAAATTTAATTTTTATTTTTGGACTTACTAACATTCCACTCTTTCTAATCTTTCTAAAGTTAAATTCTAGTATTAGTCTCTTGAATTTATTTATTTCTAAATTTTTGTTAATCGAATAACTTTGCTCGAACCTCTCTTTGTCTGTTAAAAATCTAAATTCTATTGAGTTTAAATTAATTGGATTTTCAAGGTTTGAAATAAGTTCTCTATCTAATTTAGAATAAAATTGTAAATCGTCTAATTCAAAAAGCTTTAATATATTTATTTTAATATATTCTTTAACATATGAATCTATACTATCATATGGTCCTAAATATATTTCTTCGTTAACTAGATATTCATTGAATTTTTGAGTTATTCCATCTTCCATTAAATATCTAGTTAATACATTATTGATATTAATATATCCTTTTAAACTATCGCTTTCTTCTTTTGCTACTATTTCTATATTATCTAAATTAACCGTATCTAATGAAACGGTTTCATCTAATAATATTATATCAAAATTTTCTAATTCTATAACTTCTGGAAGAATGATTAATTTTCCTATGAAAGAATCATCTTCTTCTATTCTAAGGGTTCCTGCGACAGGGCTATAATCTATCTTATTGGTGTATTTAAAATGAAAGCCATAGTCCCAATTGGAATCTAATAGAAAATAGTTTTCTTTTCCAATAGCTATTTCATTTATTAATTCATAAACTGGTTCAAATTGATCATTTGCCTCTAAGTCTAATATTTTAGTATCGGCTATCTTTATGTGAGCAAAGTCTTGTATTTCTCCAAATAAATTAACATTTATATTAAATGATATATTTCCTAAATTAATATCAGATATATTATTGTCTACGAAAGAGTATTTAGAATTAAAAAACATTACGTCATTGAATATTGGTTCATATTCTCCTCTATATCGATTTATGTCATATGTATTATCTAAGTCTGATTCATAATAATCATATCCTATAATATCTGAAAAGGAATAATTCGAAGGTTTATTTTCATCAGGTAGTGTAACCAACCCGGTCGTTTTAGTTATTGACTCAACACTTGGTATATCTAAATAATAATTTGGAGAACTAGACAAAACTGGACTTCCACTATTATCTAATGAATAGCTTAAATATTCAATTATTGGATTTAATTCATTCACGTATCTTTTAAACGTTGCAAATGAAATTTTCTCGAAAAGTTTTTCATAATATCCACCTCCACCGGTCATAACTTTAAAAATATAAAAGTTTAAAAATACACTAGATGGTATGAAACTCGGAAGACTACTTGAAAGGGCACCGGTCTCATCAATTAACACATATGAATTATTTGTTTCTAAATTAACACTATTGTTTTGTATACTTACCATTCTACTTGTATGCTGTGGAATTATTCCAATTGCTTCGTCAACGAAAAAATCAGTATTCGTAGTTAGGAACCGTGGCATTATGAACGTATTTGAATTTATTACATTAATTTCATCTTTTAAAGAAGAAGGATAGTTAGTAAGAACCGGACTATCCATTTTTTCAATAGTCATTGTTACTGGATCAAAACCAGATGCACTTATATCTAATTTTGAACTAAGTTTTATATTAGAAAAATTATCTAATAAGTTATTATATTTCTTGTGTTTCATGGAATATAAAAACGCATATGTTGCATCTGAAATATCAAATCCGGAGATTGGATCTATTCCATAATTAACTTTATAATCTCCATTAATAGAATTATACATTTCTCCAAGTGTTCCTGAATCAGGGGTTAACAAAAAGTTATCATCTCCAGGCGCACCAGATACTGAAAACTGAGGAGTAACAACTCCACCGTACTCGATACTGTTCATTGCATCTAGCGTTTTCCACACCTCGTCTACATTGTTTAGGTCATTTATTCTAACTTCTATTAATAATAGTATAAATTTAAAATCTTTGTGTTCTATATACTTATAAGAAACAGGGGCATCTCCATTCTTATTAATATCTTCTTTTACAAAACGCAACAGTGATGAAAACTTATAGTCTTCAAATCTATTTGAATTTGGATTAAAAATTGGTTTACCATCTGCTCCTATATCATTTGGATCTATTACATCTCTCACCATGCTTTTAAAACCCTTTATAAAAGTTTCAAACTCATTGGCTTGATTTTTATTAATTATAGAATATCTGGTTTGTGTTTCGCCAACCTCTTCTCCATTTAACGTTGGAGTATATGTAAAGTAATTAACGAAATAATCTTTTTCTTCTAATAATTTTGTTAAGTCTAATGCTTCTTCAAAATAGCTATTATTTAATTTAATAGTTTGCTCTGTGTTTACATAGTCAAATGATGATTCTAAAAAATACCATTCGTGTGTAAAGTTAGATGGATTTTGGGTAGTGTCATCGTGACTAGGAGAGAAATTATTAAAACCAAACATTAATTCAGTATTAAGTCTATAAGGATTATTTCTAGAATCTCTACCATTTAAAAGAGACCACTTAGTTATGTATGGTATCATTTTAGAAACTAACGCAAAATCCTTTGTATAATTTTCCTTATAAAAATCATATTCGGTGCTAGCTATTCCATTTAAATATCTTTGTTTCCTAGCGAATGCTTCATCGGTTTCATCTGGAACAACTTTACTTGGATCTTTTAATAAAAAGAATCCTTCAAAATCTTTTAATTCTTCATTTTGATCATTGATTGGAACAATAGAAGAGCCTATAGTTCCACTTAAATCTACGTTTTTAAATGAAACGACCGGATTTCCTGACTCTACAGAATATGACTTTTCAATATTTACTGTAAAGGTATTTCCGCTATTAACTACCATGCCTTCATAGACTATACTTCCTTGTCCATATACTTCATATATTTCTCCAGGAACTAATAGGTCTACATTTTCCGGTATATAATAAAATTTATACAAATCATTTATAGGGAAATTAAGATATTCGCTATTATAGAAATTAAAATCAAAATCTCTAATCGGTAAAAATGATAAGAATCCAAAAGATGGATTATGTAATAAATTAATATTAAATTCTTTATATGTTATTTCTGGACGCTGATCTTCTTCTAATACAATAGCTATCTTATCGAAATAATCATTTATACTAGATGATCTAGAAGATCCTGTTAAAGAATTAGCTTCATTAATAGTATCTACATAGTTTGATATTTTAATCACTTTAGACCATCCCTCTGTTGTTTTTACTAAGAGATTAGATATATTATTTTGTAATTTTGTTCTGTTTGTTGCATCAGCAATTAATCTATTTCCTCCATATTTAGATCCACCTGCAAATGTTAAAATGTTAGATATTAAATCACTTCCTGTGGTTTCCTTTATTTCAATATTATCATATATTCCTAAATCAGAAGAAAACTCAAATGCAAATTTATCATCATGATCACCAGACGCAGCTACTTTTACAAAAACATATTGGTTCATTAATACGGTTTTGTATGATCTGTGAGATACCTCATTTAAACACCCATTTATTGCGCTTGCAATTTCTTCTATTTCTCCTGTTGCGTTGAAGTAAAAAGTATCACTTCCATTTACATCATTAAGATCATTAAAATAATAAAAGTCTCCTGGATTAGGAGCATTTGCATATCCAATTGTGGCAGTGAATTCGTCATATTTTCCATTAACATCATCTCTTGTTCCATTTGGATGATAAAATTTAATAACGTCTAAATTATTTAATTCAGATAAAATTTTAATATATCCATTAGAATGTCCTTTATTATTGCTTACGAATCCATCATCTTGCATAAAGGTTATTCCGGGACCTATAAATTTTCCAAGATCTATTTCAGTATTGGATAGGTTTATTATTCCAGTATCTAATTCAGTTCCCAGTGAATCTATGTCTGGAATAACCGGGAGGTCTCCAAGATTAAAAGAATATAATTTATTGTCCCTATCTGTGATATAATTCATGTAAAAATTATCCTTGTCATCAAAGCTTGATTCAAATTCTGACATAGTCAAAGAAGTATCTCTATATGGATATTCTACACCAAGTGTATTTTCTTGTTCTATTATTATATCTTCGTTTTCTTTTATTTCTCTCCTAAAGGACGGAGTATTTTGCCAAGTTTTTCTTTGAATATAGGGTCTTTCAATATCTGTTTTTAATTTTTCTAATTCAATGGTGTTTACATAAAAACCAACATATCTATTGAAATCATATATCTCAGATGTGTCATCGTTAAATATAAATTCCATATTAAATATGTTAGGATATATTATTCCATTTCTTTCAAATCCATTTGTAATGTTTTGTTCAAAATGTTTAAGCGGACTCGACCTTGAATAAAAATCATCTAATATTTCACTGCGGCTACCAAATGCACCGGAGTCCATTAATATACCGTTGAATTGCGTAAATGCGTCTTCTTGAAAATCAACTGTTAATGGAGATATTGGAAAATTAGGATCCGATAAATATTTTCTTAAGTATAAGCCAACTTTAGTAGATTCTCTTAGATCAAATGTTTTAATTATTGTTGAATTTCTAAACATATCCTTCATAAATGTTTCTTTATCATATGGATAATTTGAAACAGAAACATCTATTTTGTAATTCATTGGGTCCTTTACTTTAAATATAACAAAGTAATCAGGTAAGCTCTTTTTTAAATATAGTGGTGCAAAATAAGATAATCTTTCTTCATATTCTTTAGATGGTAAATATCTAGCTCCAGAAAAATAATGAGAAAAATCAAACTGATCTTTATAGTCTTTAGACGTTGTGGTTTTACTAACGTGTTCTCTATATGCAAATGCTAATTCGGAAGGAGTTTTACCAGAATCAAAAAACCTAAATATATTAGTTGGGTGATTTAAATTAACGTCTATTGGAAATTTCTTATAAATGTCATTTGTTAAATTAGAAATAACATCAATAGAATTTAACCACATATTTCCAGCTTCATTAACAGTGAACTTAATATTCGACGTTAATTTAGGATTAGTTCTAACTAATTGGAAACTTGAACTGTCTTGTAATATTTTTTTATATTCTAAGTCTTTCATCTAAGTGTTAAAATGTTACACTAGTTAGACCACTTGAAGGAACAATCGGTGCATCTAAACTAGTTACTTTTTTATATCTACAACTTAATTGTAAATCAAAAGAAAAAGGAACGTCATTTTTAATATACAAATCGATTCCTATTTTCTTTGTATATTTTATATTGGTTAAAGACTCATTAAGTCTATATCCTCCTACGTTTTCTAGTTTGTCTGAACACCTAAATTGAAATAATATAGGAATATTAATAGAATTCTCAGATCCATATTGAACAACTTTAGCTGAAGTTAAAGGATTGTTTCCTTCAACTGAAATAACACTATAATTCAAAGGAAACGGATAAAGATATGCTCCGCATGTATATTTACCCACTAAATATTCATCTTCTGGTGTAAACCCTAATTTTATAGGATAGTTTTCATCTGTTCTAGCCGTCTGAGCGACTCCGCCTGGATTTGTTGCGGTTACCCGCGCTGCCTGTTCTAAATAATTTACATTAAATATATTCGTTAGCTCATTTTCAGATGTTTCAAAATGTAAACCTTGCGCAAAAGGAAGTTGTTCTTGAGTAGCAGTTGTTAAAATAGTTACTCCTCCATCAAACACCGGTCTAAAAGTATCTTCTAAATTAGTACCAGCCGATATGTTAAATGAATTACCCAGGGTTAATAGAGACGGGTGATCTTTATGTATACAAAATTGACTGAGATTTCCATTTCCTATTGGATCTCCCGTTAGATTTGTTGTTCCAACCCAAACGTCTGCGTCTGTTGTAGTAGAAACAGCGGCAGCTGATATTGTAGGATCAAATGGTAAAAAATGACCCCAATTATACGGAACAGTATCTGCTCCTATAACTTGACCATTATATGAATATGCAGCAACTAGTCCATAATTAGATCCACTTGTCCCATTGATTGGATCAAATTCATATAAATTTTGACCGAATCCAAAGTTTTTATATCTTGAATATGTATATTGACTTTTAACTTGTCCTGATTGTAAACTAGGCGGCTCTTTAAATTCTCCTATTTGGGAGCTTGCAATTTCTGTTATTCCTAAAGGAACAATATCATATCTTCTATTGACGTGATAGTCTTCCGTTGGAAAGGCACTAGGATTAGAAGTTGGTGCAAGTATATCAATTCCTCCATATAGTGTTGAAAATAATTCAAGAGCAGTTTGCGAAGTATTTTCTATATTCATTATATATTGTCTAGTAACTATTCTACCATGATTATACACCACCGTTCCACTAGTAGTATCTTTTATTAAATCTCTATAGAATCCGCCAAATACTTCTAGCGTTTGACCATTGTTTACTTCTAAAGTGTTTCCATCTGGATCAATCATAGTTACTTTAATAACGCCTTTTGCTAATTCTATAGACTGCTGTAGGGATTGAATAGAAGATTCTATTGATTTTAATTTTTCATATAAATCAACTACATTTCCTTCTGTTGTAAAAAATCCACTTGATATATTTGATGCAACGTGTGCAAAAAACCTATCGCCGGTTGTAAATTGACTATCTAAATGTAGATCTAATCCTTTAGCATTTAATTCTTCTTCAAATTGAATTCTAGATTCTTCAGCAAATACTTTTTGAGAAATAATAGTTCCTTCTTCAGCAGATTCAACATCTCGTGGGAATTCCACCTGTACTGATTCTGACCACGCCGATTCTGCTGGATTAGATGGCCATCCTGCTTCTGATAATGATTTTACTTGAACTTCAACTATTTCTCCTTTTCTTATTGAAATCGCTAGCTGATTAGTATTAACTTCATCTGCATCTGAAACATTTTCAGTTGTCCATACATATAGTCCGGTATCTTCATCTAATGCCTTAACCCTAGGCTTAGTTTTAATTTCTTGCCATGGGGAAAACACTGCAAATTTCTTAGTTCCATCTTTTTCTATAAATTCACTTTGCGTAGCGTTTGGCGCAGTTCCCTTTTTACTTAAATATCTATATCTATAAATAAACTGAACAACTTGTTGATCTCCATACGGTGAAGACTTGGCGGATGGAATTTCCCAAAAGCCTCTTACTTTATATTTAGATGGAGTAACAAACTGTGGAGTAGATGCAACCGTTAATGTAATATCTTTTACTAGAGTTGATACTCTATCCTGTAATATTTTTCTTTTTTCTGTTTTTTCCTTTATAGATTTTTCAATCCTTTGTTTCTCGGCCTGTGTTTTAACCTTAGTTGTTATTTCTGCTTTAAGGTCTGTGATCTTTCTATCTATTTCTTTTTGTTGAGAAGACACATCTTCTTTTTCCTTTACTTTACTTTGTAAACCAATTACGTTTTCAGCTTCTTTAATATGTGCGTCTACTTGAACGACTTGAAAATTAGCTGCATCTAATACGGGTGAATCTGGAGTCTGAGCAACAATAGCGGGTTTTTGTTGTTCCTTTGCCATGCTTAATAGTATCATTCCAAAATCTGCAACAAAATTATTATAATAATCCTCTAATGAACTTTGACTATCATCATCTAGTTGCATTACTAATTCATTTGTATATACAGCAAATCCATTTGAATAACCATCGGTTGTTAAATTATTCTTTTTACTGATTGGTTTTACAAATATTATTTCTCTTTCATTAAAACCGACATTTACTTGTAATTCTGGAACACGATATATTACCGGTTTTATTTTAAGAATATCTGCTCCTATTGTTATTGGATCTATTCCAAATATTCTTTCTAATACGACTTCTGAGTTTGTAACGTTTACTGAAACAACTTCGTATTCTGAATCATCTTGAGTAATTAATCTATTGCCCTCTGCTAATATTTTTGAACCTTCACTGGAATCTAATACGTCATTATAAAACAATGTGCTCAATTTATATCGTCTTCTAACTACGCTTAAATTGGTGTCATTTACTGTTTCAATTATTTCCTCTTCAAATATTCTTAATACATCGAAGTTTCCTCTATACCTATTGATTCCTACCGGAAGTGCAACTATGTTATCGTCTTCTATATAGTCTATTCCTTTATCTTCTAATTCAGAAGTAATGTTATCTAATATGAGATTATTATTTCCTTTATAATTATCATCGAAATATTCCAAGTCATCGTCTTCTATTGAATTAATTATTATTCTTTTTACAGCAAACTGGTCCATATCATCTGTTAATATGGAGGTTAAATCTACACTGACAAATAATAGCGGATTTAAAAAGGATTCAAAAAACCAATTGTTCTTTATTCTAAAATCGTTTGGTACTTCAAATGACGTTGTTTCAACATCTTCTAAATCAGAAATAAGAGATGATACTTTTTGTAATTCAAATTTTCTAACGTCTCCGTTTTCAGATTTGATACCTATTACGTCATCATTCGTATTAATTAATGTATTAAAGTTTTCATTTAGATCATCGATTTTTCCTTTTAAATATCCAAATGAAGGAACCGTTATGGAATATTGACTCCCATCGTCATATGTTTGAGTAATATCTACATTGTCCGATTTCGATTCTAGCATAGTATTTAAACTATATAGAAACGAATTCATATTTTGTATATCAACCGCTAATCGTGTTAATAATTCTTCTAATGTATTTTGTGTCTTTAATCCCATTTCATTATCTTATTTTATCCACTTTAAATTCAAGACTATTGCTATCTACACATGTTATGTCAAACATTGGAGCATTGTCTGGTAAAAAATCTGTTTTGTCCAAAACCGATATCAGTTTACCAAATGAACCGAGATTTAAACTATTTAAAGAATCCGTGTATATTTTAATATTGTATATTCCTAAATCAATAGGGTCTTTGAAAACTAAACGTAACGTCTGTCCCTTTGACCATTGAATGGATGAATCATCTAAAAATAATTCAAAGTCTTTAGTTAGGTTTATTTCAACGCCACTGTTTTCGTGTCTAATATAATTTGTAAATTTTCCTAATTTAATATTATTATTTAAATAAACATTAGTTATAGAAGTATTCTCAATATTATATTCTTGATTCGAATTTATTATTTTAAGCCTATTTGGCGTACTTCTGTCAACTTGTATTCCCGATCCTGGTCTAATTGTGTCTAAATTATAAGAAATCTGAATAGATGCATTTCCTGATATTATATCATCTACTTTATCATTTACATTATCTATTAATTTAATAACAGCATCTGTATTGTCAAAAAGAGCTTGACTTGCTTCTACCGATTTTTCCAAGTTATCAACTTTAATATTTAATTCGTTTTGATCTTGTTGATTTATTAATAAGTCTTTTAAATTATCAACCTGTTGTTCTAGGCTTTCTAATTTTAAAAGCTTATTGTTATATAGTGTTTGTAATTGTTTAAATTGTGTTAAAACGTCTAGAAATAAATCTAATGAAAAAGTAGAATAATCATTAACTGATCGTTCAACTAATACGTTTTCAATAGACGTATCAAGTTTTAAATTTGCTTTATGAGAAAATGAATTACCATTAGTTCCATTAAGTGGATCTGGCATGTATTTAGTTATAGGTGGAATCATAAATTCCAATCCCTCTTGTTCTACTTTGTCTAAAAATAAAATTCCATACAGATTTGTTTTAGTATCTATTGGATTTCCATCTGTATCCAAATTATTTGGATCAAATACATCGTAATATATCAATACTGCATTATATTCAAAGTTTTTATTTTGAACATAATCGTTAAATTGTGAAAAAACTTTTATTTCTTGGTTTTCAGCAGCTAGTTTATAATTTTCTAAATTAAAATCTATTGATATGCCATCTAGTGTTGATCTAACATAATCAACCGTTGCTGGTCCAAGTTGTTTTCTCAGTAATTGATCTTCCGCTACATCATATTCACCGGTTGAACTATAGTCATCTGTGAAATAAGAATTATTAGTAACTTCAGTATACCAATTTCCAGGCAATAAAGAGGTTGGATCGGCTGGGTCGTTTGTAATTTCTGTATTAACGCTTCCATCATCTCTGTCATAGAACGCTTTCATACTCAAGCCAAATGGATGAATTTCATCGAAATGTCTACCTTTTAAATATTCTATATCTAATGGGTCAGGTGGATTATTTGTTATAGTTAAATTAGGAAAATAATTCTCATCCTTTATAGATTTAAATAAAACATATGGCGTAGTTCCAGCACTAGTCGGTACGTGTAAATATATTTCAGTATAAGCATTTTCAGTTGATCGTATTGAATTAACTACGTCAATGTCTGCGACATATTTAACTACGCTATTGTATGTAGATAGAGTTTCATCTGTTTCTACAAACCTCTTAGCTGTTCCTAATGCGTCTACGTTTTTTTGAATATTATTTGCGTCTTGAAAACGAATAGCTCCTAGTTCCTTTAACCATTTCCAAAATACTCTTTCTGCAACCGTTAATTTTTCTTCATAATCATATTGATCTCTACTTATTAAAAGTGCTTCCAAGTTTAATGCATAGTTTTCAAAACTATCAGCTAAATTAACATTATTGTTTGTACTTAAACCATCTATTAATGGAGTTTCACCCGGAGCCAAAAACTGTATTTTATTATCAGTCGCTAGCGTATCTGGAGTTCCTATTTCAGGAATCCTAAGAAGCGCAAACTTCGAATATCTAACACCATTGGGGTTGTTGGTTAGATTCAGCTGTATGTCTTCTATAGAACTTTGAAAGTTATATAATATACCCTTCTTGTTCTGTATTGGTTTAATTAACGGTGTAACTGCCATTTTTTAATATACATATATTTTTAGAATATATCCATCTCTATTAAAGACTTCAACATTATCCTATCTGTTCCTGTACCATCTACTATATAAAGCATAGATGATAAAGAATTTAATTCCTTTAATTCTGTCATTTGAATTCCTAACGCTAATCCAGCCGCTACTAAATCACTATGTAAAATTATAGGATTTCCAGTGCTTTGATTTACTCCTGCATTAATTGTTAAATTTAATCCGGTTCCACCATAAGCATTGACATCTGCTATTATAGTTAATCCAGTTCCTTGTTCAACAACATTGTCTATGTAAATAGTAAACTCTGCGTTTTGAGCTGGAGGGTTGGCTACATCGAAATCAATTATGACATTTAAACTAGTTAATCCTGCAACAAGTGCTCCAAACGTGTATACACTTACATCTGCTTCTAGTGTTAAGAATATATTCTGTTTAGTATCACTGGTTAGAGTAATGGTTGTTTCAGCAACGCCTGCATTGTCTGAAAGTGTTGAGCTTATAGATTCTTTAGATTCCATAACAGCAGCTGTCGTTGTTAAAGATTGATTGAAGGTTGTGTTTCCATCTACCGTTAAATCATCAATTACTAATGCTGAATTTATGTTTAAGGAATCTGCATCTATAGAAACATCTACTTGTAAAATATCTACGTTTAATACTGATTGGTCGCTTCCATTTTTTGTTAAAGAAGATATAATAACAGAAGGCGTTCCTGTCTGTAAAATGAAACCAGTATCGTCCATTATAACAGAATCAGCTTTAATATAACTAATCGGTGAATCTGTTCCAATAGAAAGAGTATTTACGTCTATTTCTAAATTATTAATTAAATCTTCTACTCTATCTTTAATTAAAAGAAAGTTGGAATTGTTTATTGTCCTAATGTCTACGATGAAATCTGTTTCTAAAATTTCCTGTATAGGAATGTCAATTGGTGAAAATGCCATTTTTTATCAATTATTTTAATTATTTATAAAAAATAAATTACTAACTTAGTATATTTATTTTTCTATCGTCGAGCTTTCGCTCAACATTTTTTCTATATATTATTTTATCATTTACGGTGATAAAGTTTTTAATTTCTTCAGAATAAGTACTATTTGATTTATCCGTTACTTCTACTTTTAATGCAAATTTGCCTAAATCTTTAAATTTCCATACAAAAAATGGAACTCCTTTTACTCTAATAATTTCTTCTTGAGTATGTTCATCTATTAGAGTCCAAATAAATTCTTGTTTTGCAGAGATGTTATTTACTATAAAAAATACCGGTGCAAATTTTGGAACCTCGAATCTTTCGTTAAACAACTTAATGTTAGTTATGCTAAATGCATTTTCATCTATAGTAGTTGGTAAAAATCCTCTTTGTCTATCATCTTTCCATCTCCAATAATCTGTGTCTACCCAGAAGTATGGATCCTGTACTGCGCCAGATATCATATCACTTGTCTTAGAAAATAAAAACAATGTTTCTTCGTCAAATGCAGGAAATGTGGTTTTTAAATAATCTACTAACCGTTGAGAATATGCATTTCTGGGATGGAAGAACGTGTACTTATCACCCTTTTGACAACCCGGACTCAATGGACTAATTAAAGTGGTAGGTGTTTCACATTCGTATCCTGTCCATATGGTGAAAAATACAGATGCAGGAGATGGTACTAATTGATTTGGAGAAGAAGTAAGCGAGTCTCCACCGTCTGACGTTTGTTTTATAGCATTATCCGGTACATCTACTGTTCCAATACCTGTCGTATATCCATCGGTTATGGTATGAAAATGTGAAGCAATTAGAGCATTTGTATTATCAACGGGCAGTGCGCTTCCGTCCAAGTGATTAATTTCCCAAGTATCTCCCTCATCGGTAGATTTCATAAGAATTCCATCTTTTTGTGCATCTTCACTGCCGCCGCATGTTACCCAAAAATGATCTATGTTGTCTCCAGACGTGGGGTTCCAAGCTAATCTAAATGGTAGAAAAAAGAAATCAGGATCAAATGGAGAAACCGATGGAAAATCCATGAACCAATCGAAAACTACATTAAAAGTAGTTCCACCATCTGTGCTTTTAAATATTCCTCCTATTTCGCCGACCCAGTCTATGCATCCAGCGATTAGGGTTTGCTGATCCTTTGATATGAATATGCCAAATGATTCTCTAGTAAAATCTCCACCGCACGGATTAACCGGAGCTAGTGGATTTCCGCTATTTAAAGTGGTCCATGTTAATCCGCTGTCTGTGCTTTTATATACAAAATTATCTCGTATCACAACAATTATATCATCACTGGCGTCGTTGGAAGGTCCTTCTATTACGTGAAAACTTAACGAAGGCTCTCCATCACACCACGTTTTAATACCGGTATATGCGGGACAATATCCTACCATATTGAAGGTTAATCCTGCATCGACGCTTTTAACTAGGTACCCGTCTATTCCTATTGCATATATTATTTTAGAATTCAACCACCACACTCTGTTCCAATGTCTGCCTTCCGTTGTTGACCATGGAAAAACATATTCCTCATCTTTCCAATTTCCACCTGGCTGAAACCAGTTATCCCCTGCATCATAGGATACTTTTATTCCACCGCCGTAATCTTCCTCAGGAGATACATCAGAACTTATAGCAGAAACTCCGCATACAATAACATTACTAGCTTTATTTGGTTCTGTCATTATGTCTAAATACAGTACTTCAAAACCTGGCACTGGACCGCTTGGAAAATCTGGAGTTACGTCTATCCAGTCTCCTGTAAAATTAACAAGCTTATGAATTTTCTTTTGGCTACCGGCAACATATGTTATTGAACCATTACAAACCGGACCAGAAGGAATGGGACCGGGACTTACGCTTGGACATGGCATATATAATATGTGATACATTTCTTTACTAAAATATTCTGCCTGTGCATGAATCTTATCATCTATTACTTCGTAATTGTATAATCGTATTCCGGGATGATCTGAAGCATTTAATTTGTCTGCTAGGTTTTGCAAAGAAGTAAAATTTGGAAGAACATATGGAGAATATAAAGATATAGTAATAGTATCGCCCGCCGTGGGCGTTGTCATATAAAAACCTGCATTAAAATCTCCTTGGTATATTAAATCAGTAAGTCTTGTAAAATAAAGATCTTCGAATGTCATTCCTTGAAAATCTTTTAATTTAAAAGGAGGAGTATTACTTCCAAGTCCCCAATAATCTAATTTAGGACTATTCTGAGACGGATCACTGTACGGAATATATGTTTGTGTATTTTCATCATATATTTCTACATCATATATGTTTTTTCCTGTACCATAGTTATTTTGAAAATAAGATTCCCATTCAAGTACATTTTTATATACATTAAAATTCTTATCTTCATTGTCTATGACGTTAACTTTAGGATAATAGAAAGTAGATGCTCCAAAGTCTCTCAGTTGAACATTGTCTAAATTGTTTATTCTATAATCAAATTTATCTTCTAATCTAGAAAAAGCTATTATTTCAGGTTTTTTATCAGTAACAGTAATAACTTGAGATAATGGAATAGTATCGCCGTTAAATGTGTGAAAATAAAGCTTAACTAAATATTCACCAGTATATGGTAAAAAATGAGGAAGCTTATAAAAATCTATAGCTTTCCCTTTATATTTAAAATTATATGGTTCTGGCGCAGGTTTTGTTATTTCCCAAGTTATCTCATAAATGTTTCTGAAATCTAAATTTTGTAATGTCCAATATTTAGGAATACCTGGTCCTGGAGAATCTAAATCTTCCCATGTAACACCTTTAAATGTTTCAAAGGTAAACCGTGTTATATCCATTTCTAAAATAATGGGTGCACCTATTGGTTTATCTGGACTATCTCCAAATTCCCAACTTAAATTCTTTCCAATGTCTGGATATCTCTCATCTTTAATTGCTTCATAAAAACTATTAATATATGATGATATTCCACCCACGTCCTGTGATCCATATTTTTGAAGAAATTCATATGGATTAGGAGAGTTTTCATTAAATTGAACAACTCCTAATTCTACGCCAGTTTCATATTGTTGCCTATACATTGGATCTAAGCATCTTAATGTTAAGTCTACTTCACTCGTCGGATAGTGTTTAAATTTAGATATTTCATTTAAGTTATAATCTAAAATATGAGAATCGTCTCTCCAATACTTTAAAGTATACTTATTAAAATATACGAATTCACCAATTATATCTTTTATGATAACATTGACTGGTATTATTTCATTTTTAAGTTTGTCTGAAAGTCTATTTAACTTATAAAAAATTTCATCTACTGAAAATTCAGTGGTTTCAACTACGATTGGTAAACCATCATCATCGTAATCATCAGATGCTTTAGTAAATTCATATGTTAAGGCTAAAAACTCTGTTTTAACAAACTGCTTTCCAAATTTTAAGTTTTTGTTATTATTAAGAAGATTTAATTTATCAATTTTACCATCATCCAATATGTCTTTTAAATCAACTAGAAACAGTTTATTATAATATGGAGAATTTCTATTTACGTTATTCCAATATTCTTGAATATGCAAGTCATCTTTATATCCAAACATATCTATGAAATTAACAAGTCCTCTATATGTTCCAATATATGGAAAAATATCTTGCTTATTTACAAGTAGACCTTTTCTAGTTTCATTAATTTTTTTCCAATCGGGATATGCTTCTTTAATATCATAATCTGCTAATATATTAGCATCTGCTTTATTAAATTTAATACCAAAATTCTGAATCCATATTTTAAATCTTTCATCTTCGTCTTCTCCTTCTCCATAAAAATCTAATTTCGCTAATAATTGAGATTCATTTGGACTGCTATAGTCTTTTAAATAAATCTTTAAAGTTCTTCTAAATTCTGTTTCGGCATTTGGATTAAATGCTATGTTTGCTTGTAGAGGTAAGCTGATGTCTATATTAGATCCATCCGAAGTTGGAAGAATATCATCATAGCTTATAGTAATATTTTCTTTTTTATCTAGAAAATATCCATCTAGTTTAACTTCTTTTGTTACATCATATAGGAAAAATACATCATTTTTTGAATCTTCCCATTGCATAACAATGGCCTGTCCTGGAGATAGTGTTGGAAACTTATAATCAGTACCTACTTTTTCTACAATAAAAATGTTTTCATTATCAAATAGTGCTATTGAAAGTTGTTCGAAATAAATCGTCCCTTCCCATGCACCCGTTTCTGAATTAATTTGAAGATTTAAAGAATCTCCATTCTTATCAAAAAAGTAAAGATTATTGGCTACCATTTACATGACTTAATTTATATTATTTATTATATAAAAAAAAGAAAATTAAATTGTATATACTGAGCTATCGCCTTTCATATTTAAGGATATGGTTTCAACATTTTCACCGTCTTGCAAACCAGTTTTCCTATGAATTTTTTTCCATTCTTTTGCATAACCGTTTTTACACATTTGAGTAAAATACGCAAATGCATTAGGTGGAGTAGATTTCGTTGGATCAAAATTTCTCCAATATTTTATGCAATCTACGAGAGCAGATTGAATACAGTCTTCTTTATCTCGATAGTCTCTAAAATATAATTTCTCAACTGCGCGATTTGCAAGTGTAATAAAACACTTAATTGTGAAATCTGAAAGCTCATCGTTTTTCTTGCATTCTATAACTGATTCTGTGAATTCTTTGTTGTTAATGTAATTTTTATCTCCTTTTTTTCTTCTTATTCTTTTCTGTGGCTGCTTTTTATATTGCATGTTATTCATCGTTATTTTTAAAAATATTGTAAATTTTTAAAATAGGTAAGTATGAATCTACCATATCCATGTAAGGAGACTTAATATTTTTACCATTAAAAATGGAATCTTCTTTATTAAGTAATTTAAAAAGATCTGAGTTTTTTACTTCTTCAATTATAGGATCTTCTTTAAATTTTAGAAACACATCTATTTTAGAAGCATTTCCCTTACACCCAATTGCGTTTTTTAATTCACTTGGACTAAATACAAAAAATTTATCTGATGAGTCGATTAAGGCGTTAAGTAATTTAGATTTAAGTATACCAGTTGCTTGTGAAATGTCTACTAAGCTGTTTCCTTTTGAACCAAAGGAAATTCCTTCAATAGCTATTATATTATCAGTAGCGTTAGAGGTATGTTTTTTAATTTCAGTAATTATAACATTTGTTAATTTTTCAAAGTTCGTTAGTTTGTTTCTTTCGTTAATATGATATATTTCGTGTTTCTTTTCTCGTTCTCCTAATTTTTTTATTGTGAGATTATTGTAAGAGTTGTTTATAGTGTCTATTAAATTGTCATCTTTTTTACTAAGTCTATTGTTTGTAACCGCAATCCATTTAAAATCTCTAAAATTATTAGAGATGCAAATTCCAGGATATAGGATAGAAAAATCTATACCTATTATATTCATTCATTTAAATATTATTTTTATTATAATAGATTATACTTTTATATTACTTTATCTACATATAGTTTCATTCAAATAAAAATTAAAATAATTCTATAAATAGTAAAACTCTTTTTTAGAGTCTAGTATAATAGGGTAGGAGGGTGGGAGTATACTTTAGTAGTTACTTTAAATTTTACTTTAATTATTACTTAAGTAGCGTACGCAAACAATTAAATTAAATATTTAATAATCGCATCAGTTTTTTTTCCTTTAAAACTTCTTAAATTATTTTTAATTATTCCGCTTTCACTTGCCACTATTACCCTTTCATCATTCATATTAATAATTTCGAAATCTTCATCTTCATTTTTTAGGATAGCATTTACATGTATAGGAAAAAGGTTACCTGTCATTATTTGGTGTTTTATTCTTTTATTATCTGTTAAGTGATCATGTTGTTTTTTATGACGTGGACCTTTTTTATAATCTATATTAGGAAAAGCTCCTAACATTTCATTAAACCATTCTTTTACAGGTATTTTTTCTAATTGATTTACCTTTTCATCGTGTTTAATAGTTCCGCGAATGTTCCAAATTCCGGAGTATGCAAATATGGTATTATTTAAATATAAATGTTCGTTTGAATCATTTGATTCTTTTTCTACTTCAGTTATTTCATCATTAAAGTCGTCAGCGGTTTCGTTTCCTTCTATGTTACCGAACCATACTGATCCATCTTCTCCAACTCCTTCTATTTCATATGTATACCAACTGTGTCCATGACTGTCTATTTCATCATGAATTTCATCCCAGGATACTCTTATTTTTTTTTTTGTATCAGGATTTTCCTCAATTGTGAAAATATTATTCATATATTTTTATATATACGTTAATATTTAGTATAATATACTCAAATTATATTTAACGTGTTAAAAATACGTTCATTTTGTGATAAAAATTATTTAAAATGGAAGATATTAAATATGTTATCGTTAGAACAAAGGAAAACGATAATAGAATTGAAACAAACCAAGACGGAAAGCCTTTTATTTTTAAAAAAAGAAAAAAAGCCGAAACCTTAGTTAATTTATGGAATAAAATATCTATTGAAAATGTTAAATATTTAGTTAAAGAGATTAATAATGAATGATATTAAAGAATATCAAAATATATTAAGACAGTTATATGATTGTTATGATAATATTGATAAAATAAAAAATGAAGTTTTTAATAGCGGTGACATTAATAATTTAAAAACAATGATAACAAAATTAGAAACATACATTTCTGAAAAAATGGATATAATATAAAAATAAAAAATATGTTTACAAGACAAGAGATTAACAAATTAGTTTTCTTTGATGTGGAAACTGCTACTGAATTTAAGAATTTTAAAGAATTAACTAAACATAAACCACGTTTAGCAGAACTATGGGCAAAGCGATGTAGTTGGTTAAGGGATAGGTATGAAGACAATAAAGATAAAACAGATGCAGAATTGTATGAATATAAAGGAGCTCTTCATCCAGAATTTAATAAAGTATTATGTATATCGTTTGGAAGAGTAGAGGTGAATTCAACTGGTGTAATTACACACAGTGTTAAAACATATAGTGGAGATGATGAAAAAGAAGTTCTCGCTAAAACATTAAACGTTTTTGAAAAATTTCTGAGCACAGGTTTTAGGTTTTCTGGTCATAATATAAAGAGCTTTGATATACCCGTTATATTAAAAAGAGCTATTATAAATGGATTAGCATTACCTAAAAGTTTACACTTACACCATCTTAAACCTTGGGAGTTTCCATTTTTAGACACAGGTGAGGTGTGGAGTTTTGGTTCATGGAAAGACGGATTAGTTTCATTAGATCTATTGTCTACTTCATTAGGTGTTCCTACTCCAAAGGAAGACATGGACGGTTCAATGGTATCTAATGCATATTGGAACGAAGATAAATTAAAGGAAATAGTTGAATATTGCGAAAGAGATGTAATAGCAACTGCAAATATTATGTTAAAGCTAGCCGGGTATGAATTAATTCCTATTGATCAAAATGTTGAAGTTTAAAATATATTTAATACTAATATTGATAATATATGCATGTTCTCCATCTAGGAGAGCTGTCCCTTGCAAACAATGTCCACAATATTCTATTGAAAAATTAATTATATCAGATACTTTTACATTTAATATTCCTCATTATAATATAAATTATATATGTTATCCTAGTTATAATTTTAATATTATAGAAAATGATACTCTATACATAGAACTTTTTCAATAAATCAAAAAACTATTTTTTAATTGTTTGTATAATATAAAAGTATGATAAAAGAATCGATAGACTATGGCGCATTTGATATTTTTGACGATCCCAATTTTAAATTTAATGAGAAACGTCACGAGTATACATATGTAGATAAAAAATCAAATAAAATTCAAACATTTAAGTCAGTTACAGGTTTTATAGATCAATTTAAAGAACCATTTGATAAAGAATACTGGTCTGCTAAAAAAGCAGCTGAACGTGGAATTTCACAAGCAGATATTTTATTAGAGTGGAAAGAAAATGGTCAAAAATCAGCAAACCTTGGAACAGAGGTTCATGAATGTATAGAAAATTTCTTAAAGACTGGAAATTTAAAGTATGACAAAGACAATGAAGAATTATTTTTAAGAATACAAAACTTTAAAGAAATATATGATAAAAGATTATATAAGTTAAAACCAATATTTCAAGAAAAGAGAGTTTTTTCAAGAAAATGGGGATTAGCTGGAACATTAGATGGATTATTTGAATTAAATCATATTCCTAGAATAGGCGATTGGAAAAGTAATAAGAAGTTTACTACAGATGATGATTTTATGGGAAGATTTAAAAAGCTTTTATATCCATTTGATGACCTATATGATAATAGCTTAAATAATTATTCTATTCAAGTTAGTTTATATAGATTAATTATAGAAGAAGAAACAGGTATTCAATTAGGAAATGGATTTATTGGTTGGATATCAAAAGATAATGCTAAGTTATATAAAGTATTAGATTTAAGACATAGATTATTAAAATTTTTAAATAAAAATAACCTTTCAATATGAACGCAAGGAAAATTAAATTTGGATCGGACTCTCGTAAGTCCTTAGAAAAAGGAGTTAATGTATTAGCAAACTCCGTTAAAGTTACATTAGGACCAAAGGGTAGAAATGTGGTTTTAGGTAGACAAAATCAATTTGCTATTACAAAAGATGGAGTAAGTGTAGCCAGAGAAGTTTTTCTAGAAGATGAAATAGAAAATTTAGGTGCACAAATGGTTAAACAAGTTGCAGCAAACGTTGCTCACGAAGCAGGAGATGGAACAACTACGGCAACTGTTTTAGCACAGGCAATAATTAAAAACGGTATAAAAATGATAGAAGCTGGTTTTGATCCAATGGAACTTAAAAGGGGAATGGATAAGACATCAGTTTTAATAAAAGAAAAACTAATTGAAATGAGCCAAGAAGTAGCAGATATAAATACTATAAGACAGGTTGCTACTATTTCAGCAAATGGAGATGAAATAATTGGTGGAATTATTGCAGATGCAATGGAACAAGTTGGATTCGATGGAGTCATAACGGTAGAGGATAGTAAAACAGCAGATACTCACGTAGACGTAGTAGAAGGAATGCAAATAAGTTCAGGATATGTTTCACCATATTTTATAACAGATGTTGAAAAAACTGAAATAAATCAAACAAATCCCTTAATTTTAATATATGATGGAAAGATTAAAAGCATGAAAGGATTATTACCTTTTTTAGAATATGCATCTAATAAAAAACAACCATTTATATTAGTAGCCGAATCTTTAGAAGGAGATGCACTTCAAACATTAATATTGAATAAAATAAAAGGTGTACTTGACGTTGGAGCAATTAAAACCCCAGGCTTTGGTAAGAATAAAAAAGAAATATTAAAAGATATCGCAATTTTGACAGGTGGAGTTTATCTTTCAGAAGAAGAAGGATTTGAAATAGAATCCATTAATCCCGCAATCATTGAAGATCTTTTAGGAAAGTGTGAAAAAATAAACGTTACACATAATAAAACAACTATTATAAATGGATTGGGTGATAAAGAAGCTCTTAAAACTAGAATATTAGAAATTCAACATAAAATTGAAAATGAAGAAAATGAAAATGAAAAGTTAATCTTAAAAGAGCGACTTGCTAAACTAGATGGAGGAGTTGCTATTTTAAAAATAGGTGCTTATTCAGAAACCGAAATGAATGAGAAAAAAGATAGATTAGATGATGCATTAAGTGCAACAAGAGCTGCTATTGAAGAGGGAATAGTTCCAGGCGGAGGAATTTCTTTACTAAGAGCAAGTTTAAACGCTCCTATTTATGGAGAAGGAATTTTTCAAAACAAGGACCAACGAGTTGGCGCAGATATTTTAATAGATGCATGCAAACAACCGTTCTTTTCAATTATAGATAACGCTGGAAAAAATCCTGAAGTTATAATGAAAGATTTATCTGAAGATACAGTAAATGGATATAACGCAAGAACTGGTAAATATGTAAACATGATAGAAGAGGGAATAATAGATCCATTAAAAGTTACTAGATCCGCTTTAGAACATTCGGTTTCAATAGGAAGTTTACTTCTAACTACAGAATGTATTTTATCTGAGCAAACTGCCGCTGAATAGAAACATTATAAAAATATATTGTTGCTTTAATAAAATCCCTCTTCGGAGGGATTTTTTATATCAAATAAATAAAAAAAACTACTATTAAAAGTGGGTTGCGAAGAAGACGATTTAAAAACATTAGATGATCTCATTAAAAGAGCAATAGCTAGTCAAAAATCAGATTTACTAGATGCTTCTAATATTGAATCACGAGGTACAGATAATATTGAATCACGAGGTACAGATAATATTGATGATATATTAGACACTATTGAATCTTGTCCCGTTCCTATATCTCCAATTTTTACAAAAAAACAATTAGATGATATATCTTGTATAATAGATTCTTCAACGGAGTTACCAAGTCAACCTGATTTATTAGATTTAAAAACAGAATCCATAAATGATTTATCTCCAGAGGAATGTGAAAAGAAGGCATCTTCTTTGAATGAAGAATTAAAAATTGAATTAAAAGAATACACCGATTTAAATATTTTATTAGAAAAATTAATAGAATATAAGGATAATTATAAAGTCTTTACAAAATACTTTTCCGAAAGAGCAGCTGAAATGGCTAGATTAATGAATAAATTTCAACCTGTACTTGAAGATATACGAAGGCTTGAAACAGAAAAAGTTGAATTAAATTTAGAACTTGTTAAGGTACAATCTGCGTTAGACGAGTTATATTCTATAGTAGCTAGTGGGCAAATAATATATAGTGCGTGGTGGAATGATAATTTTGACGTCGTTGCCGATGTTCAAACTGAAATACAGACATTTATAGCTAGAAAAAAAGAAATCGTATCAAATATAGAAACTGTTGAAAATAATATTACAAAAAAAGAAAATTTAAGAGATACGTATACTTCAGAAGAAGATATTATTAATGATAACGATATAACTAATATACTAGATGGATCTACTATAAATACGGTTGGCCTGATAGCTGGAACCAATTTTATTACTCAAGTTACACTTGCTTTAACTTCAGCTGGTTTTTCATCAATAAAAAATTCAATAAAAGATTATTCGAGTGTTATTAAAACCGATAGTGCAAGCATTGCTGGAATAAAAACCTTAGTTAAAACTCCTATTATTTCATTTAATTTAGATTTTATAGGCATTAATTCAATACCTATTGAAGAAGACGTATATAATAAAGAAACAGGAGACCGATCAACGATAACTATAAATTTTCCAATAAAGAATAATAAGTATTTACATAACAATTCATTTTTTAATTCAGTAAGTGGTGTAAATATAAAGGATGCATCTATTAATACTAATTTAACTGGAGATCTTTATGAAAAATATTACAATAAGTTAGAAGATCCTTTAAATTTAATGTTTTCTACACAAGATAAAGGATTAACTTCTTCTGCTACTTTAGTGGATCCTAAATTAAAGGGAACTGATTTTCAGGTTAAAAGAGAAAATTCAACAGATTATTATATACGTGACATAGGTAAAATGCAAAGATTTTATGAAGATTTTGAAAACATATTTAATAAGAGAAAATTAGAAATACGAAAGACTGACGTAGAACCATTGTTTAATGGAGTTGCTTTAAATTTAAAAAAACTAGCAGTGCTCGATGTTAAATTATTTTTAGCGCTAGGTAGAATAAATTTAGATATAATCGATGAGAGTCAAGATTTAAAATTAATAATAAAAAACATAGAGCGATCTCAGGAAGATTTTTTAAAAAATGCTACATCATTAAATGAAGAAATAATTAGAATAAAGGCAAGAATAAAAGAATTGAAACCCACCCCAGAGAAGATAAAAAAGAGACTCGCTGCGTTAGATATGAAGTGCTTTGAAGACAAAGAACCAATAGAAAACGAAAGTGAATTAAAAAGAAAAGTAGATGACTTGGAAGGAAATGATCCATACGGAGTAGAAACACTAAAGGGTGTTGATCCCACTTTACCATCTGCTAATGATATGAAATATTGGTTACAATTTTCAAAAATTTTAAATATGGTTAACATATTACCACTTCCTAAGGATCCAACTTCTCTTAGGTATTGGCCCATTGGTTTAGTAATACCTACTCCAGTTAAATTGGTTAAAATACCACTTCCTATAGTTTGGATTCCAATAACTACGCTTTCGTCCCCTGCTGGTCAAACGGTAATTTTTATAACCATAAATGGATTGTTTATTTCCCCTGTTATTTTTAATTCTTCTAGTTCTGGTTTAAAACAACATAAGATAACAATTAGAGGAGCCACCAATGATTTCGGATACAATGTAAATAAAGCAGTTAAGAAGACTATTTCTTTTCCACTATCAATAGCAGCTGCAAAAGATAGAGCGATCACGTCTCAAAAGAATCCATCAGATGAGTTATCAAAAATAGATAGAGACAAGTATGAACTTGAAATGAATTTGATGAAAGAAAAAATAAAAAACGCGGGCCCTTCTCAAAAAAAGAAATTAAATAAACAAATAAATGACCTACGTGATTCTATTTCATTAGAAAGTGGCAGTGAAATTTTACAAAAAAATTTAGATAGAAAGGAGTCTCCACAAGATGCAATAGACGATGCAATAAAATCTATTTTTTCTAGACTCGATGATTTAAATGAACCCGAATTTAACGGTTGCAGAGATATTCAAAATAAAATAACTAAAAGGAAAAATGACATACGGAAAAATATTAATAAAACATATGAATCTAAAATGTCAATAAAAGAAAAAAGAAAAAAAATAAAGGAATATAATAAAGAATTAAAAAAAGATGGAATTTCTATGGATTCAAAGAAAAAAGCCATTAAAGAAGACATCTCAAAGTTTTTTAATAAAGTAAAGCTTCCAACTTTGAGTTTACCAAAGGATAAAACAAAAATAAATCCTTCTCTTACGCCAGCTGAGTCAATGAAAGAAGTGTCTGATCAGGCATTAACTAATTATGAATATAATTTAACGTCTAAGAATAATAAAAACGTTAGGAAAATATTATTAACAAACATTACTAAAGTAACAAATAACATAGATTTAACTAATCTCTCAATTAATAAAAATGGTAAGCTTAAAATAAGTGAATCGTCTACAGAAATAAAAAATACGCTATTAGATATAAATGAAAAATTATTTAATAAAGTTAAAGGAAAACCAGATCCAAATTTAAACGAAGGCGAATTAACAAACAAGAAAAAAGTTTTAGAGAAAGAAATACAAAAAGAAATAAACATTAAAAAGAAAAGGCTTCTTAAAAAAGATTTAAAGAAGACCGATGCCTCTTTATCAGATATTTCTGACACTAAAGATATTCAGGAATCTAATTCTATAGATTCTGATAAACTATCTAAGCTTTCTAAGTTTAAGGTAAATTTTAATCCGTTTAAATCATTAACGGATATGTTACCAGTTAGCGTAGATTTAATATCACTACCGACCGCGGCATCGCTGCCCTTTGATTCAGCAAAAATAATAATTGATAGTTATATAAAAAATTTATCAAGTGAATCTCTCGTATCTATGTTAGGTGGAGTAAATGAAATATCACCAAATACTATTAAAGATAGTTATTTTAATATTATAAGTGCAAATGTTCCAAAAGACTTAAATATTCCAGATGATCTTAATTTACAAACAATGAGTTCGTCTTTTTCAGGTATGTTTAATTCATTAAGTGGCAAAAAAGAAGAAATTGATATTTTAAAACCATTTACTTTATCTAAAAGTATTCCTTTAAATTTAAATATTCTAATTAAACCAATGTTAGATATAATAGTTGGAAATATGGACGAAGTAGTAGAATGTTTACCTATCGATGTTGAAAATGATTTCAATAGTTTAAATCCAGTTGATTTAAAGGTCAATATTAAAAATACAGTTTTAGATAAAATAGAAAATTTATCATCGGTATTGAGTCCTGTATATAGCGTTCTATCACTGTTAAAATCCACAAATGGCATTACTTTAAATCCATCTGATAAATTATCATTTTTATCATTACCGTTTGGTGGAATAATACTTGCTAAATTTATATCAGAGGCTACTTTAAAAATGTCTACGTCAAAGTCGTTTAATACTCCAACGTTCGATTTAAAGGCCACCGAGAAAGCATCTGCTCTCATAGAATCCACCATTAATCCAATTATGAGTGTTCCTATGAGTTACATTATACCTGCAACTGCTGCAATGGTACAACAACAGTCTTCTCTTAGGTTACTTCATCCTATTTTAAACGCAGATGATATTCCTCCATGGGAAAGATTATCGGCCAAGAATTTTTTATTCATTTTATTTTTAGATGAATTCATCACATCTGCCGCTGATAAAATAGGATTTTATAGAAGATTTATTTAAAACTTATTTGTTTTATTTTATATAATATAAATAAACTAGTATAACGTTAATAATTAATAATTTTAAAATTACATAAATGGCATTTAGTAATTACGATCATGTAAAACCTCTCGAAGATTTCGATTGGAGTCAATACACTAATGATAAATATAATACATCAATTGTATTAACAGAAGAAGATAAAAAAGCAAGAGTAAAAATACTATGTAAAGAACCGTATGCACAAGAGCTATACGATAAGATGGTTGCATGGGAAGGCAAAAGTGGCAGTGAAATAGCATATGATAAAGATTTTAAAGTTGGCCAACTGTATACTGTTGAGGCAAAAAGCATTTCTTTTGATTTAAGAGCAGTTGTAGTAGAAGAAGTAAATACCCTTGGACAAATAATTGTTCCATTCAAAGAATTTTCTGGAGATTTAGATGAATTAGCAAAAGGAAACTTAGATGCACAGTTTAGAGTAATTTTATATAAACAAACAGGCAATGGAGAATATTTAGCCTCAGAACGCAAATGTAGAGCTATTAACTTCGCAGAAGAATTATTGCAACACCAAAAAAATAATACTTGGTTTGAGGTTAAAATCAAATCTTTAATAAAGGGAGGATATTTAGCTACATATAAAGACGAGGTAAAGTGTTTTATACCAGGTTCACATGCAGGAGCCAATGTAATTCACGATTTTTCAACTTTACTAGGTAAAACTATTAATGTGATGGTAGACAATTATGATAAATCAAATAGCTTGTTTATTTTATCATATAAGAAATATGTTACACAGAGCCTTCCTATTAAAATAAGTGATCTTAGATTCAATAAAAAATATACTGGTAAATTAACAACTCGACCATATGACTTTGGAATGTTTATAGAGTTTGAAGGATATTACACTGGTCTTTTACATAGTTCTGAATTTAAAGACTATAATAAAGCAAAGAATGAAATGAAAACCGGAGATGAGGTTTCTTTTTGGATAAAGGACGTTAACTTTAAGAAAAGACAATATAGAATAGTTTTAACGTTAAATGAAAATTCTATTTCTAAAAACATGATAGGATGGGATAATACTAAGGAAGAATTAGAAGGAAAGCTTTTTGATTTTGAACTTAGTGAAAATCAAAAAGCAGTTGTTATAGAAACAGAAAATGGTCCAATTGAATTAGGATTAAACCGTCTATATAAAGATAAGGATTTAAGTACATATTCTAAGGTTTCTATAATAAAGGTAGATTCTATAAATAAGACTTTTAATTATAGGTTAATTTCATAAATTTTTTTAGATAGAGTTGATTATACACACGGTAAAATATATAATCTTATAATGATTACCTCTATCTTAATACCGTATTAAATTATAAATTTTGAACAACATTCATTGTTGATACAAGAATTAACGCGTAACCACGTGAAAATGAAACATAAAAAAAATAAAATAAATATGGAACAATTTATTATGAATGAAGATAAAACTACACCGGCCCTTTCATTAAATAATACAAATTTTATAGATGAATTTAGCTTTGAGATATTTGATCAAACGTATAGGTTTTTTGAAAATGAAAATATAAACGAAGCTCAATTAAGGAGTGCAATTGATCTAGCAGAACCAGAAGACAATTATTCAGATTCAAAGGGATCTGAATATTGGGCAAAAAGGTTTAATTATGTATTAGAAGATTTTAAACTCGTAACAGGTGGTAGAATTTTATCAAACGCTGGAACTGGGCTCAAGGGAACTACTTATATTAATTGTTTTGTTGATGGCTTTACTGGAAAATGTCAAGATTCTATGGAAAGTATTATGAATACTTTAAAACGGCAAGCGATGATTTTAAAATCTGAAGGCGGATATGGTTTTTGTTCAGACGTAATGAGACCAAGGGGAACGTATGTCAATGGAATAGGAAACGAGTCACCTGGTTCCGTTAAAATGTTAGAAATGTGGGACAAGCAATCTGAAATAGTAACAGCTGGTTCCGGTAGAAAAAATACCAGGAAAAAGGGTAAAATAAAAATACGTAAAGGTGCTCAAATGGTTACTATGTCAATATGGCATCCCGACATAGAGGAATTTATAAAAGCTAAGCAAACGCCAGGTAGATTAACAAAGTTTAATATGTCGTGTTTAATCACTGATGATTTTATGGAAGCTAAAGAAAAGGGATTACCTTGGAATTTAGAATTTCCAAGCATAGACGATAATATAAAGAGATATGATAACGAATGGGATGGAAATTTAAAGAAATGGAAAGATAAAGGATATGCCACAGTTGTATATAAAACGTATCAAAACGCTGAAGAATTATGGGATATTATAATGGAATCTACATATAATAGAAATGAACCAGGTGTTCTTTTTGTTGATACTATGAATAAACTTAATAATTTAAAATATTGTGAATATATTAGTGCAACAAATCCGTGTGGAGAACAGATTTTACCAATAGGTGGTGTATGTTTATTGGGATCTTTGAATTTAACACAATTTGTTGATTTTAAGAATAAAGATTGGGATTATGAAAAACTTGATGAAATAATTCCATTAGCGGTTCGTTTATTAGATAATGTTAATGATAAAACAAACGTTCCACTTAAATCACAAGAGGAAAATTTAAGAAATAAAAGGAGAATAGGATTAGGCGTTATGGGATATGGATCAGCGTTGATGATGTTAAAAATAAGATATGGTTCTAAAAAAGCATTGGAAATAACTGATAAATTAGAAAGCCATATTGCTAATCGGGCATATCAAGCTTCTGCGCTTTTAGCAAAAGAAAAAGGTTCTTTCTTAATGTATAATGAAAAAGAATATTTATCTTCTGAATTTATAAAGGTTTTAAATGATGATACTATTAATATGATAAAAAAATATGGCATAAGAAATTCACATCTTTTATCTATTCAACCGACTGGTAATACTTCAATATTAGCTAATATTGTTTCAGGGGGACTTGAACCGGTTTTTATGCCACAGTATGTTAGAACATCTATGATGCCATATGCTCCAGACGGATTGGATATTCCTGAAATTATTAATTTTAAGGAAGCAAAAGCAAATAGTTGTAAAACTAAATGGTCTTGGACAAAAGAGGGCGATGAGAACGTACTTAGAACAGAATTTAATGGTTACGTTTGGAAAATGGATGAAGCTCGAGGATTGCTTAGAGAGACTGTGGTGAAGGATTATGCCGTTAGGTTTTTAGAAGAAAGAGGAGAGTGGAATCCTAAAGAAAAATGGGCCGCTACCACAACTGAGCTTGGTATAGATGAACATATAAAAACAATGGAAGTATTCGCAAAATACATAGATTCTGCTATGAGTAAAACTGTAAATATACCAAATGAATACAGTTATGAGGATTTTAAGAAATTATATACAGATGTTCATAAGACCGGTGTTATAAAAGGATGCACTACATATAGAGCAGGGACTATGACAGAAGTATTGGGTTCTACTAAAAATTCTAAGGATGATGATAAAATATATGTACCAAAAACAGATGCTCCAGATAGACCAAAGGTTTTAAATTGTGATATACATCATTTAACTGCAGTGGGTAAAAAATGGATAGTTTTAGTAGGTTTATTAGAAGGAGATCCATATGAAATATTCGCATTTAAAACAAAATCTATACATTTACCATATAGCGTAAAGGCTGGGAGATTAAAAAAGGCTAAGCGAGGTGTTTATAACTTAGAATGTGACAATGGTCTCATGATAGAAAACATAGCAGATAATTTTGAAACCGATGAGCAAGAAGCTCTTACTAGAATAATATCATGTGCACTTAGGCATGGTGCCAATATTCAATTCGTTTTTGAACAATTAAATAAATCAGAAGGTGGAATAATATCCTTTAGTAGAGCGATTGCGAGAACTCTTAAAAAATATTTAACGGATGGCGCAAAAGCAAATGGAATAGTTTGTAACAATTGTAAAAGTTCCAATATTGTTTATCAAGAGGGATGCGAAGTATGTTTAGATTGTGGAAGTGGAAAGTGTAGCTAATTGAATTTGAATAAATAACAAAAAGTATAAATATTATCATGTATAATAAAAATATTAAATTTGTTTTTTCATATTCAGATTTTATTAAAGTAAATGAACAGGAAATGGGAATGGGAGGAATGGGTGTTGATCCTATGGCAGGTGCAGGTGGAAATGCTCCACCTCCTAAAAAAGATAAAATCTTTTCTTTTATTTTTATAAATCATCCAACTAATCATGCAGTTAAGAATTACGAGGATGGTGGATATACTAAACGATATATTACATATGAAATGCCAGAAAAAGATATCTCTAAATGGATAGATGTTTCTCTTAAAGCAAAAAGAGATGGATATGAAAATGTATCTAAAGAAGATATTTTAAATGCCATCACCGGAGAAAAATTCTCCTTAACTAAATCAGAAAAAAAGTTTTTAGATTTTTTTAGACACTCTGTTACCGTAGGTAAAAAAGGAGAAAGATCTATAGACATAGATGTATATTTTGATAAAAATCATATTCCATCTACTGACTCATTAGAAGTTACTTTTTTGGACACTATAAGCAAATGAATATACTAGGATATAATGAATTCTTAAAAGAGGGCTCTTCAATAGAGCTTTCTTCTGTTTCTAGGGTAATATCTACTGCAGTAAATGAGATAATGAAAAGAATAGTTAAAGCAGAGTTTCCAATAGGAAAAGATTATTATAATATATTTAACTATGAAATAGCAAATGACAATAATTTAGCAGATATTAAGGTTTTCATTAGAAAAGACAATAATCCTAATTTTTCAGAAGATCCACATTTTAATAATATGAAATGGGAAAGGCACAGGTTCAAAGAAGATGGATTTGCAATAGACGCAAACACTTTTATTGAAAAAAACGCAGTGCCTGAGATACAAGTATCTATATTAATAGACCCAGATAGAGCTGTCATTAGGCCAGGTGTAGATTCATACGATAAAATATATAATAAATTAAATAATTTAGTGGATCATGAACTAAATCATACGCATCAGATAGGCATAAATAGATCACCGTTTAAAACAATACCTTCTCATAAGGATCATAGAGATAATTCAAATAATAATAACTACTTCACTCTTCCAGAGGAAATAGAATCAATGGTAAGTGGAATGTATAGACAATCCAAATTAGAAAATGTTCCATTAGATAACATATTTGATAAACATTTAAATATTTATGTTAAAGATAAATTCATAACAGAAGATCAAAAACTAGATATAATTCATACGTGGATTGAATATGCATTAATTAATTACCCAGATAGCTCTTTTAGTGCTAAATATTACAATTTTATCAATAAAATTTAAAACCTATTTTTCTAGATCAGTAGAAAATATAAAAAATTATAATAAAATGAGTGAATTAAATGAATTTGAAACGTTTAAAGCAGTAGTCTTGAATGTTCAAGACGATGTATTTGGACAAATAAATGAAATTCTTGCAGAGTCTGAAGAAGACGCTGTTAAATTTTATGAAAAAGGAAATAAGAGCGCAGGAACAAGGTTAAGGTCTAGTATGCAAAAAATTAGAAAACTTATCCACCATCCAACTATTCGTCAAAGCATGAATAAAGTTAATTTAGGTGCACAGGAGGTGCGAATTAACGTAAACGATAGTAAATAAATAAAGCTATAGATATAGTTTATTTTATACACTAGATTAAACGCCTTAATTGAAGTAGACTTAAAAATCTATTAAAATTAAGGCGTTTTTTATTGTTTTTAAATAAAAATGAACTTTTTTGTAAAAAAATGTTAAAATAATAAAATGAAGCACAATACATGGATAACGAGTAATTCTATCTCAAAAACCGCTAGTTCTCAGGTATATTCACCATATAATGTTGGTGTTAGAAATCGTGTAAGAAATAATAATATTGTGCAAGATGATCAAGAAAATGCGCCATCTATTTTACCCGAAAGGTTATCCTCGACTCCAAATCCTGCTTCTACAAAGTGGATAACCAGAACTAGGATAAAGGTTGATCAAACATCTGATGATGCACAAATAGTAGATCCTGGTATACCAGGAAATAATCTTGTGTTTTTTGATAAGGTAGTATTAGATGGAATAACAGATAGTGAAAATGTGGAATTTGGACTACCGTCTAGTCCAGACAAGGGTTCTGAACACATATATCTAAATGGACAGCTGCTAGATGCAGAAGATTACACAATAGTGGGAGCCAGTGTCACGTTTAATTTTATACCTATGAAAGGCTCAAGATTATTGATATCTTACAGGGAAATTAAATAATGTGTAATTAAAAATTATTATCATAAATATCTGATATTTTTTATGCAAAAACGTAAAAAATTAATCTAATAACTAGATAAATAAATATGAACAATGGAAAAATCAACAACATATTACACAACATCAGATTTATATTTAGCAGCCTATTTAAAGGTAAAGGGCGGTAAGCTTTCCGTTGAAAAGAAGGGTTCCAAAGCCCTATTTAAATTTATAGAAAATCCAGATTTATCTTCAAATGTAAATGATTATTTTATGGAAACCGGTTCTTGCGAACCATTGGCATATACCAATGTCATAAAAAACCTAAAGAACCTGATCTTTAATAGTTAATAAAACTAAAAAGATTTAAGTTAAAAAAATGGTTTTATTTCTATAGAATTCAGGCGAAATTAGGGCCTAAAAAAAATCTAAAAAAAATGGATAATTTTAATTATAGACCATTTGCTCAATTTGGAATGGAGCAAATAAATTTTGAACCAAAACAAGTTGCCTTATTGGCAGCTATGGATAAAAAAGATGCAGATACGTCAGCTGCTATACAAGCAATAATAGATGGTGCAGTTTCTGATTTACAGAGTGCGGATACTAATATTGAAAACTTAGTAGCTACTGTTAAATCACAGCTTACTAAATCGATTGACTTAAACTCTTCAAAAATTGGTGATGTTGTTGACCAATTAGGTATGAATGGTTTACCTGCGTCATTGGTAAAACTTTCAAAGGAACTTGAGAGGTTAATGAAGATTAGAGATGAGCTTCATGCACAAAAGATAGCTAATCAAAAAGGAGACGAGGTAGCAGAGTTAACTCAATCTGAGGAAGATTTTATGAGATTCATAAACGAAAACCTTGGATATGATTCTAGAATCACTGCAGTTAAGCATATATCATGGGCTTTTTCAGGATATAGTAGACTAGATATAGCATCAATTATTGAATCATCTAATTATGGTGCTGACTATGCTACATATATTGATGCGTTTATACAAGCGTTTGGCGATGGTGATACTGCATGGTTAGATAAATATGCTGAGAAAAATTTATCAACGCCTAATGATGACTATAGGAGTACTTGGCCTGGATATTTATTATTTAATGGAATCGCAGAAGATAACTTTGACGACATGGTGAGAAAGTTCATTGCTGATACTGAACAGTGGATTAAAGACTTTTCAGCAGAAATGGGGTCAAATTTCTCAGATGTGTATGAGGACATTCGTGGATCACTTAACAGTATTAAAGCTGAAGCTAATGGAAACATTAAAAGTGGATGGACACGTCATGTTACTGCAGTTCAGGCATATGAAGAAAAACCTTTATCTACTCGTAACTATACTCTTGTTAATGATGTATATGAGTCATCAGTAGTTGTATACTGTAATGGTCAGTTAATAACAAAAGATCAAGACTATTCAGTCAATAGAGATGATGATAGCGGAAAAGTAATAATTAAGTTTGCTGATTCAATGCCAATGGAACCTGGATTCTATTATGAAATTCATGCCATAGTATTGCATGCAACTGAATTATTTGGAATAGGTGCTCTTCCAGTTCAACCTGATTATGGAGTAACTGGATACGATACATCTTTCAAATTGGCGCAAGCGAAATTTTGGACAGAAAATCAATTGGCTAGATTATCACTATTTGATATTGATATTACAGAAATTTCTTCAGATATACGTTATAATATGGAACGAGGAGAGCAGCTTAAAACGGATAATATGAGTCTTACTGATAAACTGGCTGCATTTGAACAAGAAAAAGCAACTTTAAAAACTAATCTTGTTAGATTAAATTCAGAAAGAGACCATCAAGCTGAGGAGTTAACCATGGTTAACACTAAGATTGCATCTTTCGAAGCAGATATAGTTGCTAATGAAGCCAATGTCGAAGATTTGACAGAACAATTAGCGCAGCTTGCTGAATTATTAGCAAAAGCTAAGCACAACCTTAAAGTTGCTGAGAATCCTGTTAATCCTAATGATTATGATGCAGAAAAATGCAAGGAACTTGAAACGATAGTTGAAACATCTACTCAAGCTCATATAGGAGGTAAAGCAGCTTTAGTTGCAGCAGAAACTAGTTTAGCAGAACTAAAAACTGAGTGTGAGACTCACAAATCTCAAGTACCTGTAATTGAAGCGGATATTGCGACAAGTGATTCAAGTATAGAGACCACTACCACTCTTATTGAAAGCGTAGATGTATCTATAAGTGGAACCAAATCGACTATTATCTTTAACGAAGCAGCAAAAACTGACTGTGATATGAAAGTTGCAAAAGCTGAACAGAAGGTGAAGAGTCTAAAAGAGGCGGTTGAAGCTATTGAAGCTGAGGTAAATCCTTATGCTACTATAGATCCTGCAGATGATCTGCTAGGTGATCCAAAAGACGAAGATAACGAAGGTGAACCAGGTGGACCGGGTGATGGGATTGACAATATCATAGTTAATTAATTTAATTATTAAACGTTAATTCTTAATCTTTAAGTTTTAAAAAAAATTGGGGAACTTCGGTTCCCCTTTTTTTATATTATTATTCAAGAAATTATTTTTAATTATTTTAAAATTTATAAGAACCTATTATTTTTATATAGTAGAATATAACAAATAATATAAATTACTAAAAAAAATACTTAATTATGAATGACTTTTTTGATTTACCTAAAGAGACTTTTGGAAGCAGTAGTTCTAATTCCAATGAAAAGAAAAAAGATGAAAACATCTATGACCCAAATCCTGATGCAAGCGGAGGAATATATAAATCCGTTGTTAGGTTTATCCCCAATTTAAAAGATAAAACACAAACTAAATACACTAAATATAGTGCTAAGGTATATAACCCTCTAACAAAGAGAGCTGTATATGTAGACTGTCCATCCAATGAAAATAAACCATCGGTATTGTGGACTTTATCTACTATTCTCGGCCGTCTTAAAAAAGAAGAACCTACCGTTGTCAATGAAATAAATGATAATTTTTCTAGGTGGTATACTCATCATTCTTACGTGTATATTATAAAAGATCCTCAAAATCCTGATTTAGAAGGAAAAATTAAACTATTTAAATATCGCGCTCAGATTAATGATCTCATAGAGCAACAGATGAATCCAGACGAAGATGGTCTATTAGAAAACACGGTTAAAGTTAATCCCTTTCATTTATTAGAAGGAAAAGATTTCTTATGTGTTGTTTCAAAGAAAACAAAAACGTGGAGAGATTGGACAAAATGTAAATTTATGGATGAACTAACTCCATTTGTTTTTAATATAAAAGACAATCAAGTAGTTATGAAAAATGATGAAGGAGCTATTAAAGTAGTAAAGGGATTCTTTGAAAAAACTGCTCCGTCCATGGAAGACTATTTACATCAGTCTTGGACAGATGAAACATACAATGAAGTTGCATCAGCGCTAAAAGCAGCGATTGGTCATAAAGAGGTTATAAACATGCTTATAGCTGAAACTAGAGATGAAAAAATGAAACAATTATTGTCTCTTGAAAATCCACATAAAGAGTCTGTTGCACCGGCTTCTGTTTCATCAAATGACACATTAACCAATGATAATATTTCTTTTGGTGGAACCACTGTTAATACCGCTGTTGAAGAAAAAAAGACACCGGTTGTCACTGATGGAGAGTCTAATGATGAATATGATGATCTATTCAAAGATCTTTAATATATAAAATTAAATAAAAAAAACAAATTAACAATGACTAAAGTTACAAATGAAACTGTAGAAAACACTAAAACAGATGCTTCTACTACTAATGCTACTGCTTCGGCTGAAAATACAACTGATCCAAATCAAGTTGTTCTTCTAGGAAGTATTTCATATACTGATGAATTTCAATATGAAGAATGGTTAAAAAACATGGATTTAAACCAGGCTATTTTTGTATTAGTTGCTAATGCAAACTATGCACAATCAAAAGGATTATTATCTATTGCTGAATCTGAATTAGTTGCAGGTGCTCTTAGAACAATTAAGAAAAATTCTAAGCAGACTCCAGTTGCCCCCGTTGTAGATTCTAAAAATGTTACTGAAGATAAATCATCTAAATAGTTTTTACCAATGGTTTATTTAATAGATGGAAATGCATATATAAACGTAGCAGTAAGCGTTACTAAAAGTATTTTATCTAGAGATAAATCTATAGGAAGAGATTATTATATAGATGATATTTTTTCAGAAAATAAGAAGATCTTAAGGGAACAATGTAGGATAACATTTAGAGATTTTTGCTTATCTTACTTAGTATCATTAATTGCACCCATCCACAAAGAAGTGGATGAGGTGCATATTGTTTTTGATTCTAAAAGTTGGAGAAAGAAATATATTTCTGATTTTTTTACTACTGAAAATGTGTTATTGGATAGACCTTCTGATATTAAAGAATTTGAATATAAAGCTAATCGACGAGGAGACTCCAATATCTATTTATTTTTTGAATATTTTCAAGGCATTGTTCTAGACCATTTAAAAAATGAATGTGGAATTAATTTTCACAGGTGGTCCGGAATGGAGGGAGATGATATATTGGCGTATTTATGTGATACTTTTACTAAAGATACTATAATATATTCAGTTGATAAAGATTTAATACAGCTTGTTAATAATTCAGGATTAACATATACAATTATGGTATCACCTAAGCAGATGTCTAAGCATAAAAAATTATATGTTTCAGATTATTCAAGTGAATTAAATGAATCAGATTTTTTTAACATAGATAACGTTACAGTTGGAAATCTAAATAATGTTTCTTCCAAGTTAATAGAAAAGGGATATGTTAAGTATCCAATAAATTCTACTCGTTCTGTGCTAGAAAAAATAATAGGTGGAGATAAGTCAGATAAAATACCAAGGTTATATAAAATGACTAAGTCTAAAGTTAATAAAGTTTGCGAATTAATCATTGAAAAATATGGTAACGATATTTTACATAAACTAGATGAATTAAATGCAGAGTTTATAGATTATGCTATTTGTAAAATATCTAAGTGTAATAAATTAGAAGAGAAAAAAGATATTGATACGCTTAGAAAGCATTTTATATTTAATACTAAAATAATTAGACTATCTCATACCTTATTGCCATTAGAGTTAAAAAATGAAATTGAAACTCGGCTAAACCTATTACAGAAAACAAAGTATAATAACTTTAAATATTCTAAGCTATTAGAACTCAAAAATAAATCAGTACTACTATGAAACCTTTATATGAAAGAATTTTAATTAAACCTGTTCAAAAAGAAACATCTACTAAATCGGGTATTTTATTACCAACTAAAGCGGTTAAGCGTCCAAATATTGGAACCGTAATAGCATGTGGAGAAGGAACACAACATAATCCTATGAAAGTTAAGGAAGGAGATGTAGTATTATGTAATAGATATGCAGGCGTAGATATAGTTTATAAAAATGAACCTCATTACGTTATATTATCTAATGAAGTAATAGCCGTCTTGGAAAACATAGATGAGGTAAAACTCGACGAATATGAATAATGACTTAAAGTTCGACTTTAATGATATTTTAATATGTCCATCGGTTATAACTAATATAGAATCAAGATCTCACATTAATGTATTTTATCCTGATGGAAACCTTCCACTTATAACTGCTCCAATGGATACCGTTATATTAGAGAAAAATGAACATGTATTTATTGAAAATAATATAATACCTTGTTTACCCAGGGGAGAAAAAGCTGGGCCTCGCTCTATAGAGTCATTTTCACTAAATGAAATGCTTAATAAATTTAAATCAAAGGAATTAAAAAAGCACAGGGGATATCTAATAGACACAGCTAATGGTCATATAAAAAAACTAAAAGATGTCACTAGGATGATTAAGAATGAACTAGGTGATGATATATGGTTAATGATAGGAAATATAGCTAATCCAAAATCATACGCTGAATTATCTGAAGCCGGTGCAGATGCAATTAGAATAGGAATAGGCAACGGCGGAGGTTGTCTAACTACACAGCAGACTGGTGTAGGATATCCAATGGCTTCCTTAATAAAAGAATGTTATATTGAATCATTATCTTTAAATAATCCCGCTAAAATAGTAGCAGACGGTGGAATGAAAGATTATTCAGATGTTATTAAAGCGCTCGCATTAGGAGCAGATTTCGTTATGATGGGTTCAATATTTAATAAAGCAATAGAAAGTTCTGGAAAAAATGTACATTATAGTAATGCTGGTGAAACAGAACTTAGTTTAGAAGAAGCATTAGATTTGTTTAATTCTGGGAGACCTGTTTTCAAATCATTTAGAGGAATGTCTACCAAAGAGGTTCAAAGGAAATGGGGAAGGATTAATCTTAAAACATCTGAAGGAATAGTGGATACCAGAGAAGCCCAATACACTTTAAGCAGCTGGGTTGAAAACTTTAAGCATTATCTAAGATCAGCCATGAGCTATACTAATTCTAGTGATTTAAATGAATTCATTGGGGAGACACACACTATAATGATCACTAAAAATTCATTAGATAGATTTAAAAAATAATTTTTTTATTTAAACCTTTTTATAAAGTTTAGTATAATATATAAATCAATAACAAAATAGTTATTAACGTTCTTTAAAATAATGTGAAAGGCATCGGAAATCGACGGATTGAAGATGTTGATATGTGCCAGAACAATGAGTCCAGTGGAGCTCATATTGGATGGAATTAGATCGTCGGATCGCAGAAGCCCGTGATAGGGTGTTCCTAATCAAATGATTAGGCTGAACTACTTTAACAAGTGGAATTTCAGTTCTTAGTTTAGATTTATAGAAAATGTAGATCTGCACAACGCTTGTGGGTAAATAAATAAATCCCGCTTTATGACTGAATAAGCTTTTTCGCGAGCTAAGGTGGTCTTGAATTCTATAGTGGATTTATCAATGATTATGGTGAGTACAAACCATTTTTAAGATAAGCAACGTCGGTTATTTCAAGATGCAGTGTTTAAAATCGCAGCGGAGACTAAGTTGGAGGTATTCTATAATCCTTCCATATTTTCTTTCACTTTTTATTTTTATAATACATACACTAATTACAAAAAAAAGGGAAGCTTTATAGTTTCCCTTTTTTATTTTATATTAAAATTAAGTTTTCTGTTATTAGAAACTTGGAGTAAATCCTGAAGATTCAGAACTTAATTCTCCACCAACTCTTGTTATTGTTAATCTGTTAATAAACTTATGAATTCCTCTTGGGAAATCAACCGCTATGTCAACTATAGCTGTATTAGCTTCAATAACTTCAGCTGTATTGTTTGTACTATCAATAGTTACTTCATAAGATTGTACACCTCTTGCGTTTTGAACTGCATCCATGTAATTTTCTAAAATGGTTTTAACTCTTAACCTTGTGATTTCATCATTGAAATCAAATAAGAAGTTTACTAATATTTGTTCAATATCTCTTTCAATAGTTGAAAGATTATCTCTAACATGAGCATTATTTAATGCAGAAGTTACTCTCTGATATGCTGTATTGTTTGTGAAAACAGTTATTCCAAAGCCTCTTCGTTTAACTATTAAGTTATGTCCAACTGGTTCTAAATAATCTCTATCTTCTTTTGTTAAATCATATTCCAATCCAACAATTTCAGGATCGCTTAAAATAGCTCTTTTTCCAGCTGTTATTAAGAAAGGAGTTCCATTTTTAAATTTTCTAACAAATGCATTTGAAACATAACCAGCTGGTGGAACTGCTTTATTTTTACCACCTTCTCTAATTAAAACATATGGCATCGCAAAATATGCATATGATGCCAATGGTACTCCATTATAGTCTCCACTTGGAAATTTAAATAAGAAACTAGGATTTAAACTAACGTCTCCTCCTTCTGAAATATATTGTGTAGATACGAGTTTATTAACAGTATCAATAAAACTAGGATCTACTGATTTTTCAAATTGCTCAAATGAAGGGTCATTAATAATTGCCATTACTTTTCCATTCATTGCTGCTAATTTTACTAAATAATATTTAGACGATGAAGAAATGCATCCTGCATATGAATCAACGATATATCTATAATCAATTGTTTCTCTATCTGAAAGAGTTTGAGGAATCTTAGTATAGTCATATAAATATGATAAAATATCCTCTTGTCTTCCACATGTATTATTTGGCAACAATTCTGATCTAAGTTTAAATCCTCTTAGGAATTGTCCTTTAAGTGCTTCAACATAATTGTATACTCCTTTATAAACAGATATTTCATTTCCACTAACCTCTAGACCATCTACTGCTTCTGCAGAAGGTGCCATCGTAGTTACAGTATATTCTAGTCTATATGGGCTTAATTCTTCACTTGACGTTATCGAAATAATTTTCAATAATCTAGTTCTAGAATCTCCATCTAATCTCGCTTTAATATAATGATTAACTTTTATGAATTCATCTATTTCAGCTTTTTCTGCAACATTAGCGGTATTAATACCTAATACTAATTTATTAGGTTGAGTTATTGTGAAATCTGTAAAATAATTAGTATCAGCTAAATCAAATACTTTTTTGAAATTACTACCGTTTTGTAATTCATATTTAATATAGTCATCTCCATCAATGTAATAGTTTACACTTATTTGATTTAATAAACTATTATCTTGATATGTGTATATTTTAATGTATGAATATTCTTTTCCATCATCAAGTATGGCTTTAAATCCATCTTCTATTTTAGAATAGTATGTATTTACTCCATCCACTGATGTATCATTAGTTTTTAAGAAACCTCCAACATATGCTTCATATACTTTACTTCCTTCCATAGCTATCATGTATTCGACAGCAGCTGTTACTCTAACAAAGTCATCTGCTTCAACTAGTGTGAAATCTCCTGCTGCTTTAGCGATATCTATTTTATTAACTAGATTATCATCGCCTGGTCTACTATAGCTTACTACGCTAATTAGTGGAGTAGGGTCTGCGTCTGATCCATCTGGGTTTTTTCCACCTGTATCTATGGTATATACGTCATCTGTATTTAATGCATCATATCCATAGCCTACTATGTCAACTCTGTGTGTTGACATTTCAATATCATTAAATGTATCGTCTTCTAAGTCTATTAAATCTAGTTTATCTCTATCTAATGCACAAAGAATACCTGTGCTAGCAAATAATCTATTTACTAACGTATCAATTGATGAATTTGTTCCAGATTGATCTTTAAAATCAGGTATTAGTGATCCAGTTACTCTTGCAATTGCTTTTACCTCTGGTAAAGCAATGAAGTTTGATATTTCAGAATCCATTAGTCCTGCTTCATCAAAAAATTGACCAAACGTTGGATCTTTTGCTAATTTTAAATTATTTGACCAGTCTCCCTCTACCATAATCACCTCTACAAAGTAATCAGATATAAAATCATCTGGTGATACGAAATTTGGAAAATCTATGTCTTCTCCAAAGCTAGCATACCATTCTCTAGCTGTTACGTCAAATCCTGATATACCTGCTCTCTTAACCCAAAGTGTCATATTGCTACTTCCCGTGTTAACAAAGCTTAATATTTTATTGGATGCAATTGATGCGTTACCAAATGCTCCAGGGTTTAGGATAAAATCATCTCCTAACGCTAAATTTTTAGATCTATTTAGACTGTCTTCATCTGCATACCATAGTTTATTTCTATTAAAGAACTCTATCATTGGATATTGATATGGTGCGCTGTTTGAATTATTAGATGAGCTTTCACAGTTAAATGTTGTAAACGATGCTTGATCTTTATTCGCAACTGTGTCTGTGTCATTATCTAACGGCCAAACATTCAGTGCAAAAACGGGACCTTCTCTTAATGCAACTTCGATAGTTCTATGAAAATAACTTCCTTGTTTTTCTAATTGCGAATCTCTGTCTCCGTAAACTGCTTTTAATGTTCTTAAGTCATTTATTAAAACCACAGTATTGAATGGACCTTGTCTACTTGATCCAATTATTAATCTTCCGGTGGTTAAAGGCAAGGCGGTGCCTTGACTTTGGTCTATCTCAACAGTATATACCCCGCTGGATTTAAAATTGTTTAAGTTTAATACTTTTTCGGCCATTGCTTATACTATATTTTTAATTATTTATCCCATATATAGAGCAATAAAATTAAAAATACAAAAAAATAAACCTTTTGCAAATAAACAGTAGAATATTAAAAATTATAAAACAAATAAATATAAGCTAACAATGAGAATATTTAAAATTAGAAACGTGAAGACTCCAACGAGGGGAACTAACATGTCAGCGGGTATTGATTTATACATACCAGAAGATTTTTATATTAAAAGAGGAGATACGCTACATCCTGCTCCTTTATATGATAAAGGCACTGGGTCCTTTAAAATAGAGCCTGGCAAATCTGTATTGATTCCATCTGGAATAAAGATAAATGTTCCAAAAGATAGAGCATTGATAGCTTTTAACAAGAGTGGAGTAGCTGTTAATAAAAATTTAATAGTTGGTGCATGTGTAATAGATGAAGATTATACAGGTGAAATACATATAGATGTAAAAAATGTTGGATCAGAATCTACTTGGATACAGGCCGGTGATAAAATAATTCAATTAATTTGCATGCCAGTTGATTACGTAAATATAGAAGAGTGCAATTCAGAACTAGAATGCTTTGGAGACACCTTAGTTTTATCTGAAAGAGGAGAAGGCGGATTCGGTTCCACGGGAACAAAATAAAAAAACAAAAGAAAAATGAAAGTAATAGGAAACGATAACAATCAAGAACCAACACAAGGTCCACAGGACATGCCGCCTGGTATGAACGTAAATTTAAAGGATGCAGAAGACGTAAAGTGTGAAGAATGTGGAAGTTTAGTTTTTCAAGAAAAAATAATGATAAAAAAAGTATCTAAGTTCGCAACAGGTTCTACGAGAGATACCATTGCGCCAATTCCAGTAATAGCGTGTGCTAAATGTAATCACATTAATAAAATGTTCATTCCAAATGTATAAAATATGATAATTGGATGCGAGTATAATGAAAAAGTTCAATCTTTATTAGTATCATATTATAATAAAGAAGGTAAAATATCATTTTTACAGAAAAAATTACACAAATCAGATTTATTTAATTGGAATATTTCTAAAACGCCAACTGTTGACAAAAATTGGGACGGTAGATATATTAAAAGGGCACCGTCTTCTGGTAAATGGATATCTCAATTTAGAATAGAAGAACTAATTAACGATAAATTCTCTGTGAATGAAAAGAATGCCATCTATGATATGGATAACTTTCCCATTAAAACATTTTTAGATATTGAAATAGAATTAATAGATGATACGTTTCCAACTCCAGAACAAGCAAAAATGCCAGTTAATCTTATAACCTTTTGTAATAATAAGAATAAGTGCTTTGTTTTATCAACAATGGAAAGAGGATTAGACTCTAAGTTTTCATCATCTGATTTATCCAATGATGTACATGAACATTTTAAAAAAGTAAAACCTTTAAGCGATTCTGATTCTGAAATATTAACTCAAAAATTTGATATTAAGTATCTTACTTTTGAATCAGAGAAAGAGATGATGACATTTTTTTTCGAAAAGGTGCTAAATAGATTATCTTTTATTACAGGATGGAATGTAATAAAATTCGATTGGGTTTATTTAATGAATAGATGTAAAAGATTAGGAATTGATCCATTTAAAAAACTACCCAGTGAAAGAGTAATTTCAAAAAGAACAAAGATTCCATTACACACTGGCATATTGGATTATATGGAAATGGTTATGCAAATGAAACCATTTAAAGTTATTGAAAACTATACTTTAGATTATTTTGCTAATTTATCATTGGGCGTTACAAAATTAAAAAGTAAATATAGTTCAATGAAAGAAGCTCAATCTAACATGTTTGAATTTACAAAATATAATATAATAGACGTACTTCTTGTTAAAATGATAGACGATAAACTGGGTTTAATAGACGTGGCCCTATCTTTATCTGGAGTGGCTAATATTGAAGTTAATAAAGTGTTTAGCCCAGTTCATATTACTGAAATGTTAATGTGCAGAGAATTTCTAAGATCTGGATTAAAAATGGCAAAGGATGGAAAACCAGTTGGTATAAATGATTCAGAGTCATATGCAGGTGCATTTGTAATGCCAGTTGTGCCAGGTCATTATGACTTAGTAGCATGTTATGATTTTGCTTCAATGTATCCTAATATACAAATGCAATATAATATTTCTCCAGATTCATATATCGGTAAACTCAACGGTTCGCATGAAGCCGGTGAAAACATTTTTACTAAAAATGACACGATCTTTGCAAAAAACAAAGATTCTGTAGCTAGAACAATATTAAACAGGTTATATAATGAAAGGGTTAAAACTAAGAAACAAATGAAAACTTTGTAATTTGAAAAAAAACAATGAAATATTACAGTGGATAGCCGGTTTTATTGAAAATAAGAAAACCATTACAGAAAAAGAAGTAAAAAATATAAAGAAACGTATAATGACTTCTGAAAAATTTATTGTTTCTCAGATCGATATTGAAAAATATCACTTTAAATATAAAAGCGATAGTTCAATACCTTTTGATAAATATAACATTGTGTATAATGAATAATTTAATAAATGGTATAAAGTCACTGTTTAAAAAAAACTATAAAAAAATGAATACCGAAAGATTAATAAGTCTAAAAGAAAATTTCACAGGGCAGAAGTTTCAATGGATAAAAACAAAAGATACTAGCTTAAGAGGAAAAATTGTTAAGTGCAAAGATATAGAAGCAAGAGGAAATAAATTTATAGCATATTTCAATGATGGTTCTAAAATAGATGCAGAACTATTAAATAGAAATCTCATGTTGATTGGAGAAGGAATGGCACAACTTTCAATTGATGAAATAAATTCTATAAACGGTCCAGCTGTTCCTCCATCTAGCAGTAAAAGGCCTCCTCTTGAAAAATCTGCGAGCGGAGGTGGTCCTATCTCCATGCCAGATGATTTAAAACAGTTTCAGACGCCTCCAACTAAACACGCGCCTAATATTTCTCCAAAAGTAAACGTAACTAAACAAACTGAAAAGAAGGCATCGGCGTCAAATATGTTTAGTATGTTTAATGCTGATGAAACGGACTTGCCATTAAATGTTAAAATAAAAATACCTAATAAAAAACTTTTAAAGTTAATGTATGAAAATGCAGATAATAAAAATAAATTTTTAATGGATCTATCTGAACACGTTTATTCCAAGATAAATAACAATATAGTTAAAGATTCATTGGAAAAAATGTTAGTTCCTGTTTCTAGGAAGACTACTACTAAAAAAGATACAATAGTTATTTCTTCCAATGTTTCTACTTCTAAAAAAGATAAACCTATTATAGATGGTTCTGTAGAGGTTACTGAAATAGAAAATGGAAAATGAAAAAATACAGTTTGTAAAATCTAATTTATACAACGACGATAGTTTTGAATTAGTTTCAATAAATGCCGGTGATGATACCTTGAAAAAAGGAAGGTGTAAATCTGAAGCAGTATGCATTCTCCCATTTGATTTAAGTGAACAAAATAAAATAAAGGATTTATATTTATTAAAACAAGAAGATTTCTTTAATAAAAATGTAATTCGTACTTGTTTAACAGAAGACATTAATGATAGCATAGATGATGATTCATTTGATACATTTAAGCGATGTATTCATAAAGATTTAGCAATTAAAAATTTTAATAATATAGATTCATGTTATTATCTTGGAAAAATATCTCACACTGATCCCATAGTAAAGGATTATTATTGTTATGGAATATGTTTAAATGATTATATAAAGGGTCCTAATGGATTTACACCCGACCTTCCTACAGAAGAAGTTAATGGTAAATATTATACTTTAGATAAAATAAGGTTTTCTAAAGCTATAAAGGGCGAGGTGAACGATTCACTGGTATTATCTTCGTGCATGCTATTAATATCTTATATTTCGTAAAACCGTTACGTTATTTTTAGTAAAAAATACTAACTAAAAATAAATTAACACAAATGTCAAGAAATACAAAGGAATTACTTTCAGCTTTCAGTAAATTTAATGATAAATTAGAAAAAACCACTAAGGGAAGAGTTAAGCTTAGGGGTTTTTCTGACATAGATGAATATATTAATACTGGAAATTATCTTTTAAATGCCCAAATGTCAGGTTCATTAAGAGGAGGTTATCCAAATGCAAGAAGCCTTGGAATAGGCGGAGATTCTGGAACAGGCAAAACTTTTTTATGTATGAACGCTATTAAAAATGCCCAAGACATGGGATATGCAGCCTTTTATATAGACACAGAAGGCGCATTAGATTCCAATGACTTTGAAAAATTTGGTATCGATATTGAATTATTAAATTATAAAAGAATGGGATTAATATCAGAAGTAAAGTTTTTTATAGATGATATTATAAAAATGGCTGAAGAAACACCTGGTCTTAAAATGATGATAGTTGTAGATTCTTTAACTATGTTAGAAACAAATAAGGAAGTGGCTGATAGAAAAGCTGGAAAGAATGCCCAGGACATGGGATTAAGAGCAAAGGAACTACGGCAACTTTTTAAATCGTTCACATTAGACTTATCTAATTTAAAAGTTCCATTATTATTTACTGCTCATACTTATTCCGGACAAGATCAATATACTCCTAAACAAATGAGCGGAGGCGGTGGACCTCTCTATTCTGCAAGTGTTGTCATGATGTTAGGAAAAGGACATTTGAAAGATGATAATAAAACAAAAACTGGCGTTATAGTTAGAAGTACAACTGATAAGAACAGATTAGCTAAACCCGATAAAATAGAATTTCATATAAGCTTCCACAAAGGAATGAATCCGTATGTTGGTCTTCAAGATTATATAAGTTGGGAAAACTGTGGAGTAGGGAGGGGAAATAAACTTACTGAAAAAGAATTTAATAAATTAAAGGGAGCAGAGGCCGATGAATGCTCAATGTTTGAAGTAGAAGGAGAAAAGTTTTATTTTTTACCAAAGGAAAGAGCTAGGAACTATATAATTAAACATTCAGGAAACATAGTTCCTACACGAGAAATATTTACAGATAAAGTTTTTACAAGCGAAGTAATAGATGAATTAGATAAAAATATAATAATTCCAAAGTTTAGATATAGTAGTTTAAATGATGTACTAAATGAAGAGTTAACAGAATTAGAAAATTTAGATAATGCAGACATCGATTAAAACTAAAATAAAAATTAAAGATAATCTTAAATTAAAATATTATTTGGGTTTACATTTAAGAGGAGGTTATTCTAATAATGATTCAGTTTTATTTGAGTTAATAAACTATATTATATCAAATAATGTTGAAAATAAAGATAAAAATATATCTTATTCAAATTTAAAATTTTCTATAAAAACATTAAAATACATTTTCGGGGAAGATATTTTAAACGATGATTTTAAAAATCAAATTATTTTTAGTATTAAAGAGTTAATTAAAGATAAAAAAATAGATGTTAATAAAAAATATTTTCATATAACTGAAGATGGAATTAACACCTTTTATAACATAAATGGTAAATATAAATGATAGAATTTATTGAAAATATAGAGCTTCTTGAAAAAATGATTTGGAATTTCGTTTTAAATCCCAATACGGATGAAGATTTATTAAAACCAAGCAACGGAGAAGAGTTTCTTGATAAAAACGAATTGATAGTTAAAATAAAATCTAAGTACTTTCAAAACGAAGACTTGGAGTTAACTTGGAAACACGCATCTATGTTTTTTAAGGAATATAAAAAGATTCCAACTAAAAAAGATTTACGTCAGTATTTAGATATAAAGAATCAAGAGATTAGCGATTCTGTTTTCAATGAAATTTATAATTATAATTTATCAGAATACAATTATAGTTTTTTATATAAATATGTAAAATCATTTATATTATTGAGAAGCTTAAATGTCACAATGATAGATCTTCTTACTATGTTAAAGACAACGGATATTAATCCAGATAATATAGAAGAAGTAATAAACAGGGTTAGAAATTCTATAAATGACAAGTTGTCTGTTAATTTTGAATCGGGAAGATCGGGTTTAAATTTTTTAAATCCACTTCATCATATTCAAATATCTAAGGAAGGACTTCCGACAGGTTTTGCGTTTTTTGATAAAACACAAGGTGGTGGATGGAATCCTAAAACATTAGTTGTTTTTCAAGGTAGACCCAAGGTGGGAAAGTCTATTGTTCTAGGTAATATTGCTACTAGATCGTTTTTATCTGGAGTAAACACTGGTGTCGTTACCGTTGAGCTTTCTGAAAATAAATATATGAAAAGATTAGGTTCTAATATATTGGAAATAAAATCAGTTGAGTATGATAAATTTACTCAAAAAGAGGCTATGGATAAATTATTTAATAAATTAAAAATATTTAAAGAGTCAGGTAATTCCTATGGTGAATTGATAATAAAAGAATTTCCAACAGGTGGCGCTACAGCAATTGATATAGAAAATTATTTTATACGACAGGAAAAAGAATTAAATAAAAAGTTTAGAGTAATAGTTGTAGATTATATTAATTTAATGAGACCTATTAAAGAACAGGGTGGACTATATGAAAAAATAAAAGTTATATCTGAGGAATTAAGAGGAGTTGCTATGAGAAATGAATGGTGTTTAATAACAGCTACTCAAATAAAACGAGATTCCATTGATGATTTTGATTTAGGAATGGATTCTGTTGCTGAATCATTTGGTTTAATACACACCGTTGATACTCTATATGGATTAATGAGAGGTCCCCTTGAACAGCGAATGAAAATAAAACTAATAGCGAATAGAGATAATGGATATGAAGAAAGCTATAGGTTTTACGATATGCACAAAGATTACATGAGATTAGCTGAATCGTTTGGAGAAAATAGTGAATATTATAGCGATGACGATCAGCTTCATCAAATGGAAGATGATCTTAGAAGATCTTATAAATCTCTGTCTGCTTCTAATAATGGAGATGAAGAAAATTCTGTTCATGCAGTTGAACTTTCTTCAGAAAAAACTACAAGTGAATATGATGATTTATTAAATCAGATTTAAAATAATATAATTACGATGGGTGAAAATGAAGAAAAATCTAAAAATGAAGATAAGAAAAAAGAAAAAAAGACTAGAAATCTTAGAAGAGAGGATAAAATCTTTAATAATAGATATAACCAAGGAGAAGGTTTAAAGGATCCTAACGATTATAAGTTTTCTACAGGAATCGCCGTAGATGGTGGTTATTCTAGTAATTATTTAAAGGATTTATATGACTATGAAAACAATGTAGATTATCAAATATTTTTAGAGCATATTTTTGAAATAATAAAAAAAGATGAGATTTTATCTAACATAATAGATGAAAAAGAGGGAACTAGAAATAAATTTAATAAAGAAGAAGTCAATTTTTTGTTCGAGAGAATACAGGAAATATTAAGTAAACATATTGAATACGAAAAATTTTCCAGTGCAATTTATATTTTAGAAGCTATTTCTAGCATAACTGCTATGGAATATAAAAAACTTTTTGATTTTTTAAACTACTCATATAAAGAATCTCTTTTAACTGAACTCAACACCAAATATAAGTTCCTAGAAGGAAAAATGAATAAAAACAACAAACTATTTTAATAGATGGAATTAAGTAATATAAATAAAATCTTTTTATTAGGGGATTTACATTTAGGCATACGTAACAATTCAATAGAATGGTCTAAATCTCAGAGTGATTTTTTAATAGAATATTTTTGTAATAAAATAGATGAATTAGGATTTAATCCTGATACTGATATTTTAATTCAAGAGGGAGATTGGTTTCATAATAGGGAAAGTACAAATAATAGAATATGGAAAGATTCATTAAAAATATTTGATATTCTTTCTAATAAATTTAAAAGGGGCGTTTATGTTATATTAGGCAATCATGATGTTTATTATAAAGATAATAATAGCATACATTCTCTACTTGGAATTGAAAAGATGTTTGATAATATTCATGTTTTTTCAAAGCATGAGATATTACATATTAATAAATGTCACAAATTTTTAATGTTACCTTGGGTAGAAGATGATGAACAAATAACTAAAATAGTTTCATCATATTCTGATAAAGCAGACTATATTATATGTCATGCAGACATTAAGAATTTTAAACTCAACAAGTGGGTAAAAATAAATTCGGGTTTAGATTCTAATTACTTAAAGTCTTTTAAAAGAGTTTATTCTGGTCACATACATATTCATCAAGAAGAAGGCAATGTTTTATATACTGGAACTCCCTATGAATTAGACAGAGGGGATAGAGGAAACGTTAAAGGCTTTTACACATTAGACGTTAGTGATTCTAAAATAAAAGAACACTTTACAGAAAATTTATTTTCGCCTAAGCACATTAAAATAGATGTTGAAGACATGTTAGAATTAAATGTAGAAAGTATTAAAAAATTGTTTAATAATAATTATGTAGATGTAATGATAAAAATAGATAAGGCAAACAGTTTTCCTGTAACCAGATTTATGGAATTAATAGACTCTTTTGATCAAAGAAGAATTGAATTTTTTACATATAATTCATCTATTCAAAAAGAAAAGATACAAAGAGATTTAGAATTAGATAGAATAAAAGAATACGATATTTATGAAATATTTAAAGAGTGTTTATTAGAAAGAAAGTATTCCAAAACAATGAATTCTAATATAGAAAAATATTTTAAAAATTTGTATGAAAGTACTAAAAATAATGAAAAGGAACATTATGAATAAAGTATTATATTTCATATTTATAATTTTATATACAACTACTAGCTGTTCGTCTCAGGTCAGTATACATTCTCCAATATTTAAAGTAAAATATTCAGAAAAACTAGAACAGCCCCTTTGTGTAGAATACAAGGTATTGTGTCCAAATGGTAACACAAGCAGAAGCGGAATGGATTTTTATAAAGTAGATAGTGTTCATACTTCTGATAATGAAGACTATAAAAATAACATATGGGATAAAGGACATATTGCTCCAGCAGCAGCATTTAATTGTAGTAAAGATACACTTAAGCAGACTTTTAGTTATTTAAACTGTGCACTTCAACATGAATCACTAAATAGAGGTCCATGGAAAGAGCTAGAAAGATTCGAAAGAAATTTAGCTAAGTTTTTTGATGTGCACGTAATAGTTTATATTGAATTTGAAAAAGACTGTGAGGTACTAGAAACGGGCGCCTCAGTTCCCTCTGCTTTTATTAAAGTTATAGAATTTGAAAAATATAAATATACTTTTAAGTTTCCTAATTCTAATGTTTCTGGAACAAACTGGTTTAAATTTAAAGTAAAAGATAATTAAAAATGAAACTTATTAAATTTTCTTGGAGAAATATATGTTCTTATGGAAATAAGACACAGGAGTTTACTGTTTCAGAAAACCCACAGCTAATACTAGTTGAAGGAAAAAATGGATCTGGAAAGTCCTCAATTAAAGAAGCTCTTACTGTTTCTTTATATGGGAAATCTGCGGTTAGAAAAACAAGAGATATTCCAAATAGGATTAATAGAAATGCATATACTGTAAATGAATTTATCACATCTTCAGGTGACCATGTAAAAATAGAAAGGGGCATTGATCCTAATTTTACAAATTTAGAAATAAATGGAAGTTCGTATAATTTACCAGATAAAAGAAAAGTTGATCTTTTTTTAGAAGATGAATTAATAAAATTACCATTTTCTGTATTTTCTAATACAATAAGCCTTTCTTTTGAAGATTTTAAATCGTTTATTAAATTAACTCCTACAGACAAAAGGAAAATAGTAGATAAAATATTTGGAACAGATATTTTAACAGACATGTTAGTTAAAACAAAAGATGAGTCTAAAGAAAATAGTAGAGATTTAGAGTTTTTAAATACAGATATTTTAAATAACACTGACATTTTAGAAAAATCACAAGAACAGCTTGAAATATTAAAAAACGCTGTTAATGAGAAAAAAGATATTGAGATAGATACTAAAAATAAAGATATTGTTAAAAAAGAAACAGAAAAGGATAAGTTGAATGTTGATCTAGATAAATTTTTAAAAATATTATCATCAAATAAAGAAGATTTACAGAAATGTAAAGACACTTTATCTAAAAATAATGCAGCTTTGTTAGAAATTGACAAAAAGTTAAAAATATATGATAATAATAAGTGTCCACATTGTTTAAGTAATCTCACAGATGATAGTCATATAAAAATAAAGGATGCTATAATTTCAAAAAGGGAAATTTTTGAAAATAAGATACCGAATATAGAAAAATCTATAAAGAAATCATTTAATGATGTAAAGGATATAGATGATTCATCTAAAACTGTTAAAAATAACATTTATAATCTAGATATAGAAATATCATCTTTAAAATCAGATATAAAGTCATTGAAAAGCAGTGGCTCTGATCAAACGTCATCGCTTCTTAAGATAATATCTGAGATTCAGAAGAAAATAGATGCATCATCAATAGAAATTGATAAAAAAACTAAAAAACAATTAATTTTAACAGAAGTAGAGGAACTATTATCAGATAGTGGTATAAAAAGAGCTTTAATGGATAGAATAATTCCAGTTTTAAATGCTAAGATACTAAAAATAAGCAAACAACTAGAATTTAAGTTTTCTTTTGAATTTAATAATGCATTTGATGCTATTATTTCTCATATGGGAGAGGAAATTTCATCAGATAGTCTTTCTACGGGTGAACAAAAGAAAATGAACTTAATAGTATTGTTAAGCATGTTAGAATTAATAAAAATGAAGCATCATCAAGTAAATATGCTGTTTTTAGATGAAATATTTAGTTCTTTGGACAAAGAAAGCATATATATGACCATCGAGATATTAAAAGAGTTTTCTCAATGTCACAATTTAACTATATTTGTAATATCACATGATCCACTCCCGGAAGAGCTTTTTGATAAGAAAATAATGATAACAAAAGATAATTTCTTTTCAGAAATGAATATTTTATCAAAAAATAAGTCTGAAAGAACCAAACTAGAACAAATAGTATAATAGAATATATATAATATTTTATTACTATAAAAAATACAGTGTTTATGAAAATTTATTCCAATAATACTTTCGCTTCTTCATATAATCATCTTTTAAGTGACCTTATGTCAATAGAAGCAGCTAATAATTCAGCGCGTTCGCTTCCAACTAGAGAAATAATAGATGGGTGCATAGAATTGCACGATCCTATTAATTGTATGTATTTAAACAATGCTAGGTCTTCTCAATTTAGATATATTGCAGCAGAATTCATGTGGTATTTTTTGGGAAGAAATGATGTTGATTTTATTAAAGAGTATGCTAAATTCTGGTTACAAATTCAGAATCCAGACGGAACTGTCAATTCTTCATATGGAAATTTAATATTTAATATAAAAAACAGTCACGGGTATACTCAATATGCATGGGCACTCAATTCTTTACTTAAAGATAAAAATACTCGTCAAGCGGTGTTACATTTTAATTCAGCGGATCATCAATATGATAGTAATAAGGATTTTGTATGTACAATGTATGCAAATTTTCTAATTAGAGATAATAAATTGAGAATGTCTGTAAAAATGAGAAGTAATGATGTAATATTAGGGTTACCAACAGATGTCGCATTTTTCACAGTACTACAACAACAAATACTTAGTCATTTGCGTAAATTAAAATATCCAGATTTAGAATTAGGCACATATACTCACATTGTAGATTCTCTTCATGTATATGAGAGACACTATGGTTTAGTTGAAAGAATGTTAGATGAAGATTTTATTAATGTTCAGATGCCAACATTATATTCAGATTTAATAGACTTAACTGGAACGCCTTCCATTAATTTATTAGAAATAGGCGAATCTAAAGAAAACGATGATCTACTTATGTGGATTCATGAAAATATGAAAATTAAAAAAGATGTTAAAGCGGTTCAAAAATAAATTACCAAATATAGCTAAAGGATTTGGTGCAATAATAGGGGGTTTAATATTTTGGATAATTGCCGCAACTATTAATTACTCAATATATTATTATATGTTAAGTGACGTTATTAAATTAAGTTTAATTAATTTTATAGGAATATATGTAATAATATTACAATTTTTAATTGTTATAAAAATATTTATGAAAAATGACAAGTAAGGATTTACAATATCATAAGACATATTTGAGAATGGCTATTGAATGGTCAAGTTTATCTAAAAGTAAGAGAAAACAAGTAGGATCATTAATAGTAAAAGATGGTATGATAATATCTGATGGATTTAATGGTGCACCAACTGGTTTCCCAAATGACTGTGAGGACCTTGACGGATCAACATATTGGCATGTTTTACATGCAGAAGCAAATGCTATTTTAAAATGCGCAAAGCATGGTATTTCATGTAAAGATGCCACATTATATTTAACAATGTCACCGTGTAAAGAGTGTTCTAAATTAATAATACAAGCGTCTATTAAAAGAGTTGTATATTATTTACCATATAGGGATTTGGATGGATTAAAAATGTTAAAATCAGTTGGTGTAGATGTTATTCAAATAGCCGATGTATAAAAAATTATAATAAAAATGCAAGAATTAGAACAAGACGCACAGGAAACTAGAGAAGTTAACATGATTTTCATTAAAGAATTTAAATTTTTCATAAAGAAATTTAATAAAAAACAAAAGGAAGATTATATGTTAAATGTAAATAAAATAGTTAGAGATAAGTTCAATACTAAATTCTTAGTTCCCAATAAAGTTCAAGCCTTTTTATTAAATTATGAAATTAAAAAATTATTGGATAAAGCTATCAATATAAAGAATGAAAAATATAATAGAATAATTTATTTAAATTCCGATATGACACCAACTGGTATAATGAATACTTTAACTTTCTTAAGTAATGAATATTATCACATTGAATTTAAATATCATATAATTGATCCAAAGGAGGATTTTGATAGGTGTACTTTTGAAAATGATAATATAGCATTTATAGACTAGTGTGCTGAACAAGAAGAAGGACCAGCGCCCAACGCTGTTCCCGGGCTATGTCCAGTATTTGTAGCTTTCTTGATAGCAATATCAGTTCCTTGTCCATAATATCCATCGGCCTTTACTCCTAATTCTGCTTGCGCTTTTTTTACCCATTTTTTTGTATTTGGTCCATATTTACCATCTTCCTTTAATGGTGCATTTGGGATATCTTCTGTGAACTCTCCTGTTAATAACATATTTACTTGGTTTTGAGCAGTTTCAACTGCGTCGCCACAATCACCGACGCGCAAATAACTTTTTCCTTTAGCTAGAATATCCAGGAGCCAATTATTATCTAAATTTCGTTGGCAGTAAAATCCGGCAGGTTCATTAGACTCTTCAGAGTCCACGTCTATGTTTTTTGATCCTCCATTTTTAAACACCCAATAACCTTTACCTTGTGCAGAAATATAATAAGCATCATCACCGTAAACAGCTTTTAAATCTTCTGCTTCTTCGGGTGTACCTACCCATTTGCGCTCTTTATATTCTTCATTACAAGAAGAAGGACCAGCGCCCAATGCTATTTCTTCTGTGTTACAAGACGGACCGGCATTTAGATGAATTTCTTCTATGTCAAATTCTTCGCTTTCACCACGATCTTCTTCTTTCTCTAAACTGTTTATCATTGCTATTCCCAAAATCCTTGCTGCTTCTTCTGCCGATATGTTTAAATAATCAGATAGATCTTGCACTGCGGCGGCTAGTTTATTTTTTGGATTAGGATCAACGTCTCTTTTAGGTGGACGAGTTGGGTTGAATGTTCTTCTTTTTGGAGTAGTCGTTTCTGTTTCTACTTCTTCTTCTGTTTCTACTGGCGCAGTTTCAGTATCTGCATCTAATACGTCATATTCTTCTTCAAACCAGTTTTCATTAACGTTAAATTCATTAAAATTAGAAATACATTTTCCTTCTGTTAAAACGTCTTTTTCTTTCTTTTTTAACTTATCTAGTATTTTCTTTTCTCTATCTAGTTGAGATATTACATTGTCATTTAAGTCAATTGTTCCCTTCACTTCTCCGGTTATTCTACCTGTTCCAAATGGTACTTCTTTCTTTTCATTAACGAATGTATCGAAATTAGGTAAAACACTTTCACTAGTTTCATATTCTCCAACTTCCACTGTGGCAACTCCGGTTAGGTATGGATCAGCGTATTTAATAGGTTCTTTTCCGGCTTGTTTATATACTAAATCATTAGTCATCGCTTTATATGTAGAATTATAATGCTGATGTTTAAACATTGGAGATCTTTCAACCACGTTTCGATATCCCTTTAGTTTATTTTCACTATCGTTCTTTGGTATTTCTTTACCTTTTGCATCTCTAGCATATTTTAAAGAATCGTTTCCTCCGAATCCAGGTTTCTTTAAATCGATGTATGAATCAAAGTTTAAAATATCTCTTCTATGTATGTCAAATAAATCCATTGTTTATATTTTTTTTTTATACTGTAATTGCTCCTATTCTTGTTTCTTTAAAAGCATCACATTGGAAATTAGCTGTAAGTGTATATAAATTATCTGATGCATAATCTAAATCCATTTTCGTTAATTCACCAGTTAAATATGCTGGACTGAATCTGAATTCTCTGTAAATGTCTTGTGCTTTATTGAATATCGCTACATAAATTTGACCAATGTAGTCTCTTTTAAGACCCTGTCTTCCATTTAATGGATCAAATGTTAAATCTCCCCATGCCCTAAGTGTATTATATACATAAGCATCGTTTTCTTCATTTAAGTTAACTTCAAACGTTACTGATAATTTAGCTGTGGTTTCAGCTGGTTTTCCAGCAGCAAAAGTACGCTTAGCGAATTTATAGAACTGATTAACTTGTCCAACACCTGTTAATTCAGGAAGACCTGATATTTTTTTAACCTGTTCTACCAATAGGTCCACGTTATTGGTTATAGTAGAAGGAGGTGTTATAATTACTTCAAACTGATTTAAGAATAATGGTTCATAATATTCTACTGCAGCTCTTGAATTGTCATAGTGTGGTAAACCTGCCATTGTCTTTTTGTTATTTTATTTTATTTATTTTTCTAAAGCGTCTCTTGTTTTTGTATAGTTTTTCCAAATTTGACCATACAGATCGCAAGATGCGCCTAAGAAGTTTATAATACCTACATACTTCCTTTTTTTCTCTCCGCTCATTTTCGCAATCTTTTTACCTAATTTCTTTCCATCCTTTTCAGGATCTAATTCTTCATCAGGTTTAAGACCTACTAGTTTTTTAAGATCTCCTTTTTTTTCTAGTATTGCGAAATCTTCAAATGTTAAAAAAGTTTTCTTCAACTTGGTATTGTTATTTTTTACCAACTACTTTAGCGCTCTTTACTTTAGCTAAGTATGTTTTAGTATATCTTTCAAGAGAAGCAGTTCCTTTTCCTCCCAAAGTTGCTAAATCTTGGTTAGTTTTGGATTTATCTGATCCTTCTTTTTGTTGTTTAATATCGCCCTTTGCACTATATTTAGCAACCGCCGATTTGCAAGCACTCATGAATTGAGTATAGTTCATTACAGAATTTGCCATTTGTTTAAATTTTTTTTTATTTATCTATTAAATACGTCCCTATTTTATTATATAGTTTATATTTATTTTTATTATTTATTTGGTATATTATAAGTAAATTTTAAAAAAAGCAATATACTTGTTCTTTACCTAATTAAAACCAATCACATATATTTTGTAAAAAATTACGAATGGAAACAAAAAAACAAATAGCCAAGAAATATAGGAAGCTTACTGATATTGAACACGTATTGCATCGACCGTCTATGTACATAGGTTCTGTGAAGCCTCATACTGGAAAACAATATTTATATGATGGACATGATATTACATATGAAAGTATAACATATAATCCAGGCTTTTTAAAATTGTTTGATGAAATACTATCTAATTCAATAGACGAACATAGGAGAAATTCTAAATTAAACGAAATAAGAGTAACAGTTGATCTAGATGAAAATCAAATAACAATATGGGACAATGGTGGAATTCCAGTAGAAAAGCATCCTATTCATAAAGAGTGGATTCCAGAAATGATATTTTCTAATTTAAAAGCGGGTTCCAATTTTAATGATGAAGAAGATAGAATAGTTGCAGGTACAAATGGAGTGGGCTCAACTCTAACTAATATATTTAGTAAAAAGTTTAGTATTTCTACATGTGATAGAAAAAACAAATTTAGTCAAACGTTTACTAAAAATATGCACAAAAGAAGCAAGCCATCCATTGCATCAGCTAAACGTGGTTTTACTCAGATTACATATATTCCTGATTTAGAAAGATTTGGAATGACTAAAATAGATGAAATTAGTTTGAAATTAATTTATAAGAGGTGTATAGATGCAGTTGCATGTAACACTAAACTTACTTTACATTTTACAGTTGTTCAAAATAAAATAAAAATTAAGGATAAAATAAAATATTCTTCATTTAAAGATTATGTTTCTTTATACACCAATGAATTTTTCTACGAAGAATCAAAGCATTGGAAAATAGCCTTTTCTTATTCAAGCGATGGATATAAAAATGTTAGTTTTGTCAATACGGTTAATACAAAAGATGGGGGAACTCATGTAGAATATATCGCTAATCAGTTAATTAATCACCTTAGGCAAATGATTAAGAAAAAACATAAAGTTGATGCTAAGCCTAGTGAAATAAAAAATCACCTTTGTGTTTATATAGATTCTACCATCATTAATTCGTTATTTAGTTCACAGACTAAAGAAAAACTTATAACTGAAGGTAGAGATTTTCAAACTTCACACGAAGTATCTTTAAAAATAGCTAAACGGGTTTTTTCTTCAGAAATAATAGAATCCTTATTGGATTGGATAGAACGAAAGCAATTGGCTGCAGAAAGAGCAGAGCTTAGGAAACTTAATAAAAACTTAAGTAGTTCTAAAGTTTTAAAATTAATAGATGCTAAAAAGAAAGGAAACAGATCAGATTGTATTCTTGGCATATATGAAGGATTATCTGCACTGTCCGCTGTTAGGAAATTTAGAGATTCTCAAAAAATGGGAGCTTTCCCATTAAAGGGTAAGTTTTTAAACGTTAAAGAACTTCCAAATTCTAAGGTTATTCAGAATGAAGAAGTAAAGAATCTTATGGCATCAATTGGATTAAAACTTGGAGAAGAACCTAATAATTTAAGATATGGTAAAATATACATATATACTGATGCAGATCCTGATGGGGATTCAATAGCTGCATTATTAATAAATTTCTTTAATAAATATTGGCCTGAACTGTTTGAGAATGGAATTATATACAAAGTGCTTACTCCACTTGTAGTAGTTAAGAAGGGCAAAGATGCAATAAGCTTTTATAATAATACAGAGTTTCAAAAATGGTTAAATAATAAAAAGATTAACCATAAAACTTGGAATATCGAGTATAAAAAAGGGTTGGCTGCATTGGAAGATGATGAATATAAAGAAATAATAACTAATCCTGTAACAATTAAGTTAGTTAATGATAAATTAGCTAAGGATACTTTAGATATTTGGTTCGGTAAAGATTCTTCTCCTAGAAAGGATAAGATTTTACAAAAAGAATAATAGAACGTTGGATTTATTAACAGCAGATTGGTTTTTTGAAACACCAATCGATTTTGAGTATAAAAAATATAAGATGTTAGCCTATTTAAAAAAAGTAGATTCCAATTACTATATAAGAAAATTTTCACCTTGGCTTTTAAATAATGAGAAGTTTATAGTAGATATAGAAAGAATAATGTGTAATATTAAATCATTTGAAGATTCTATATCTAAAGAAAAAATAATATTTAACGATTTTAGTTTAAAAATAGTTAATGTGAAACCTATTCCTTTTAAAGAAGTAGAAATTATAGAAGAGATGGTAGATTTTACTATTCCCCTTCTTAAAATTAGTAATGGTTTAGGATTAAAAATATGGGATGGAGGTCCTGAAATACTCTGGTAGATATGTTAAAATTAGACTGTAAAGACGAAGACGATTTTCAAAATTATTTCTTTGGAAATGATGTTGATCGTGATAAAATATATAAGAACATTGTTTGTTCAATAGAGATGGCACATAATTCACATCAAGATGTTGCCCATTTCGCGGAAGTAACGTTTATTTATGGAGATGTGATAGTATTGGATGCACATCGCGATCAATGGATTGATAACTTAACATGTGCTCTTAAATATTATGAATCTGATGGAATAGAAGATTTCGAGAGATGTCAGATGATAGTTAAATTAATTGATAAAATACAAAAAGATTATGAATGAGAAAAAAGAAGTAGAATTCGAAGAAATAATAGAATTGTTGACATGGGCATATAAACAGGGATACCTACATGCATCCCATGTTTTAAAGGAAACAGTTCCCAATGATAGTGCTCTTTCTAAAATGTTTGTTGACGCATTGAAAAATCGAAAACAAGAAGTAACAGAAAAATAGATTTTATGGAAAAGACAGTAACCGATTATTTAGATACTGATTATGGAAATTACGCAAAGTATGTAATAGAAAATAGAGCAATTCCATCTGTAATAGATGGTTTTAAACCTACACAGCGTAAGATAATTCATATTGCATCTAAGGTTTGGAAAAATAAAGGTTCAGATAAGCCATTAAAGATATTTCAATTAGCAGGTAAAGTTGCTTCTGATGCAAACTATCATCATGGGGATGCTTCTTTGAGTTCAGCTATTGTTAGCATGGCACAATCTTTTAAAAATTCAATGCCGCTCCTCGATGAAATAGGACAATTTGGTTCATTGAGATCTCCAGATGCTGGTGCACCTAGATATATTTCTACTAGAATAAATGATAATTTTAAATTACTATACAAAGACTTTGAATTATTACAGAAAAGATATGAAGAAGGAATAGAAATAGAACCTAATTATTTTTTACCCATTATTCCAACAGTTCTTTTAAACGGTGGCTCTGGTATAGCTGTTGGTTTTGCATCGAATATATTAAATAGGAATCCATTAGATTTAGTTAATGCATGCGTAAAGGAACTAGAAAATAAAAGATACAGTGAACCTAAACCATGGTATAGAGGATTCACAGGACACTGCGAGAGGGACTCAAATAATAAGGACACTTGGATATTCAGTGGATCCTTTATAGTTAACAACACGTCAACTGTGACAATTGGTGAGCTTCCGCCTTCTTTGACGTATGAAAAATATGAAAAATATTTAGTTGGAATTGAAGATTCTAAGAAAATAACCACATTTGATGATAATTCAAGCTCAAATATAAATTATGTAATTAAATTTAAGAGAGCAGATTTATCAAAATTAATAGATACAGGTCGTCTTATTAAGTTTTTAAAATTAGAGGAAAGGCAATCTGAGAATTTAACAATGTTGGATGAAAATGGTAAACTTAAAATATTCGATAATGTCAAAGACGTAATATCATACTTTGTTAATTTTAGATTGGCATTTTATGATAAAAGAAAAGGCTATCTTATAAACAAACTAGAACTTGAGCTTATAACCCTTTCTAATAAAGCAAAGTTTATAAAGCATATAATAGATGGTAAGTTAAAAATAAATAATATAGCTAAGCGTATTATAATAGATTATTTGGAAAAACATACTTTTGAAAAAGTAGAAAGTTCATATAATTATTTGTTATCTATGCCAATACATTCTTTAACTAAAGAAAAATATGAAGAAATATTATCATTAGAAAAAGAAAAAAATAATGAATTGGTTATGGTTAATAAACTTAAACCCATTAATATGTATATGAGCGATTTAAATGATTTAAAAAAGATGATTAAAAAAATAAATTAATATAATGGAGAATATTACAACTGTGGATTATTATGGGGAATTTAAAGACTATGTTATTAAACACATGGGAGTTAGTGGAATGCAGTTTCACTATTGGGAAAAATTACAAGATAGGATATATTCTACTAGTGCATCTATGACACCATATATATTGGAGGAACGAGAAATGCGCGTAACTCAAATGGATATTTTTTCAAGACTAATGATGGATAGAATATTATGGGTGGCCGGTCCCGTTAATGATAGCATGAGTACAGTTGTTCAAGCACAGTTGATGTTTTTAGATAACGTAGACACTAGAGATATTAAAATGTATGTGGATAGTCCAGGAGGATCTGTTAAATCTGGATTATCAATGGTAGACGTTATGGCTTTTATACAATCAGATGTTTCTACTACTAATACTGGAATGGCTGCTTCTATGGGATCAATATTATTAGGCGCAGGAACCAAAGGAAAAAGGTTTTCTTTAGAGCACAGTAGAGTAATGTTACATCAAGTTAGTTCAGGTGCACAAGGAAACATTCAAGATATTAGAATATCATTAGCCGAAGCTGAAAAATATAATAGCTTATTATTTGATCTTTTAGCAGAGTATTGTGATAAAAAACCTAAAGAAGTATTAAAATTTGCTTCTAGAGACAAGTGGTTAAATGCAGAAGAGGCATTGGAATATGGAATTATAGATGGTATTCATAAAAAAGATGATGAATAGATGAGGACAAAAAGAAAAAACATTGTAATATCAAACCATACTTTAGATCTACATGGAGTTTATCATAGTGAAGTTGGTAAAAAAGTAGATTCTTTTGTAACTGATCACATTCTGAAGGGAAGTCGTTCCGTTTTCATAATTACAGGCAACAGTGTTGAAATGAAAAAGCTAGTAAATAAAACACTGTTGGATTATTCTATTATTTCAGAAGAAACACTAAGCAATTCAGGAATAGTTGCAGTTAGTTTAACATAAACCCACCTTACTTCTTACTCGCGGCCCTGAGGGTGTTCTTTTCACCATCCGTGAGATTAGACCAACCCCTAGCAGATAGCTTATCTAGTATTTTATCTATTTTTGACTGATTTTGAAAGATTCTAGGCTGTTTTTGAGGTAAAATTGGCTTGGTTTTAAGTTTATTATAAATATATTCATTAACTTCTTCAATAGATGATAAATTTTTGCTCTTTACTTCATCTCTAAGCTTTTTTAAATAGTTCGTGAAGTATTTCTTATCCATATTTGAATAAAATGTAGATATTGGCGTTTTTTCTTCAATATTATGACTTTTTAGTAAGCTTTTTGCTTTTAAATAGGCTAATCTATCGGCTACTAACTCAATATTCATTAATAATTCACCCGCTTGGTCTATATCTATGTTAGAGCTGTATGCATCCCATACTACGTCTTTTCCATACTTTTTATACTGATATTGATGGGCTATTTCATGTAAAATAACATATAGTAGGTCACCTAGGCTTCTAGTTAGCGTATCTTTATCAATAATGCATTCATCCGTCTTAGATATTCCCATTGCTCCATATAAAGTGTCAAATCGTATTTTTGGACAACCTGAACTGCTTATAAAAGAAGATAAGTCTTTTAATAGTTCTATATTATTTGGAAAACTATTATTAATTTCTTGAATGAACTCTGAGAGTCCCTGGGTACTGCCATTTGTGTTTAAAACGGCTTCAAACAGTATATAGGGTAGAGTTTTTTTCATATATTATTATATATTATAAACAAAAAAAGGGAATCTTTCGATTCCCTTTTTAATTATCATAACTAATCTCAATTAAAAATTAGGATGCGTTAGAAGGAGCAGCTCCACCTGTAAGAACAGCTAGATCTCCTAATACGTCCATGTTACAATACTGAGTTTCTGGATGCCATCCAGCTTCAGTAATCGCGTAACGTGATTTCATACCAATTTTTGGTGAGAAAGTACCTTCAGAAATAGTTTGAAGTGATTCTGCCATAATATAAGGCAAGAATTTAACACCTGGCTCTTCGTCAGATCCTTTACGTCCGATTACGATTCGAGAATCGCCAAATCTTAAGTTAGGATCAACGTAAACCTGTACTCCATAAACCTTTCCGGCTGGGTAAAGATTACCTGCAACTCCACTCATGTCCGATGGGACTTGAGCAATTGAGTAACCAGCAACATCAGCTAAAGCTGAAGCTACTCTACCATTGGTGATTAAGAAAGTACCAGCACCGAATCTACCTCTATGGTAAATAAGGTTAGCAATTTCAAGAATCTTGGTTACAAGTCTTCTTTGAAGAGTTGAAGTATTTTCAAATCCACCAACACCAGCGTTTAAGTCTAATGTAGTAATACCAGCACCCTCAACCATTGTTACTTCTGTGTTGTGATCGTCAGCAAGAACGAAAATCCTATCAACTAACTGTTTGTTAATTGATTGAGCTAATTCGTTAACTGCAACGTTTTCTAACATTGAAATAACATCGAAGTTCCATACTCGGTTAAGATCTTGGATTTGTTCAACAGATGCTGAGATAGAAACTTGATCAGTTCTAGCTTCAACAAATTTGGTGAACATTCTAAGACCCATTTGACGGAATCTAGAAAGCTCTGCAGCATTTCTATCCATTCCCGGAGGAATAGTTCCATCAGCTTCCGTAAAGTAAGGACCTTGGAAAGCAGTAGTGTCATAATCGTTATCGCTTACTGATGTAAAACCAGAAATATGGTTTTCCAATGCAGAAACTAATGCGATTGTAATACCTGTAGTCATATCAATAACTGCAGGAGTCGGAGCAACACCACCAATAGTATTAAGGTCGTTTACACCACCTCCACCTGGATCTGTTAAATCGTCTGCTACTGAATCAACAGCACCAGCACCATCATCAACGACTTTTAAAATTAATTGGCCATCTATACGAGAAAAACCAACAAAGTGATAAGTACCATTAGAGTTACTAAAGGCAACAATAGCACCTGGAGCAGCATCAGCTGCAGCGCCTAGATCATCGGCATTGACACCATCACATTTGACCATATATGGTTCAAAGTCTGTGTCTGTTCTACCACCCGCATATAAATAATCCAAATAAGGTAAGAAACCAACTGGAGAATCCATAGGGACAACAGAAACAAGATCAAATCCGATCGTTTTTGCAGCTACTTGTATAGCAACTGGTAGAAGCGATGGAAATTTATCTCCAGATCCTGAGTCAGCATAACTGTTTTTGGCACCACCTGCGGTAAAAGGAGTCTGGCCAGCAGTAGGAGCAACGGGGTTACCCATACCTAGTACAGAGCCTGGTTGTTGGAAGAACAATCCTGGTTCAGTTTGCTCAAATAACGGTGTACTATTATCAAAAATAGCGTGGTTATGAGCATATTCTGCTAACCATTCCTGCTTTCCACTTTCAGCGGTTACACCATAGTTTTCCAACAATGGCTTCCAAGTGTTAAGGACTTTAGAATCTGAAGTACGTTTAAAAATTTTAGAACGTGACATAATTCATATTGATTATTTTTATTTGCGCCTATCGGCACCTCTCATAAGAGAGTTCATATATCCTTCGGTATAACCTCTAGACATCTCAACCACCCTATTTGCTGGGATTGCACCTTCTGTACTTTGGCTCTCGTTGAGTTTTGATATTTTTAAATTTTCTTTTTCTCTTTCTACTCTTTCGTTAACTCCATTGAGGTTCATTTCGTCCCAGAATGATTTAACTTGGTAAGGAGTATTTAAAGTATATAGTTGAGCTTGAGTATGAACTTTATTCTTTTCAGTTTCGTTCATGTTTTCCCATGATTCTTTATATTCATTTGGCATGAATCTAATATGAGAAGGGATTTTACTATTCTTTTGCTCAACAACAGCTGAAATGATGTTTGTTACATCTCCTTCATTAAACCAAATTGAAGAATTAAGAGCTTCAACAACTGCTTGTTTAGTTTGATTATCTAATTTATAAAATGATTCTTTCTTTTCAGTTGTTAAAACCTTTAAGAAAGGGTATCTGTTTTCTAATACTGCAGATGCTGATTCATCTTTAGCAGTTTGAAGCATTGTATCAATACCATGGGCAATTGCATCGATTTGTTTGCTTTCATCAAGTTTTTCAACACCGTCTAAAACACCAGCATTAGCTTTAAAGGTTCCACTGTTCAAAGACTCAGCAATGTATTCAGTATAATTAATTCCTTTAGATGCTTTTTCTGCTACGTGCTCTGTGTACGATCTATTTAATCTAGCCGCCTCTGCAACGTGTTCAGAATATTCAATTCCAGCATTAGCATTCTCTCCTACATATTCAGTATATTGAATTCCTTTATCTAATTCTTCTGCAAGGTATCCTTGGTAATTGATACTTTTGTTTAAACTTTCTTTCAAGTATTCTTGGTAATTTATACTCTTATTTAAACCTTCACCAATATAATTAGAATAATTAATATTTTGATTTAGCCTTTCAGCTAAGTAGTTTTGATATTCAACACTGCTATTAGTTGTTTCTGCAACATGTTCAGAATACTTAATAGACTGGTTTAATTTACTAGCCAAGTAATCTGTATATTTAGCTAAGTTTTCAAAATTTTCAGCTAAATAATTAACATAATGTGAAATTCCATTTTCACCTGTTGTCTTTTTAGCAACAGCTTTTTTCTTAGGAGTTTCTTTTGTAGAAACTTCTTTAGCTTCCTGTATTTTGGAAAGCTCTGTTTTGATGTTTTCAATCTGACCTTTCACCATTTCAGAATAGTGATTCAAATCATTTCGACTAACGTATTCGCCCATTGTTTTACTATTTTTTTGTTCGCCTAAACTTTCGCTTAGTTTTTCAGTATTTTTGTTATTTATCTTGTAAACTTTATAATTATTTGCAAAATTTAAATTTTCAGAAACGTCTTCTAACTTATGAGTTTCCAATAAGGAATCATTTTTTAAAATATTAAAACTTTCAGTTAATAATTCAAAATTTTCTTTTAAAGATTCATTAACTGTTTTCTTTAAAACAGCTTCTGTAAATCCTGGCTCTGCAACTAAATCATATGTGAATATTTTATGAAGTTTTACTTTACCTTCATTTAAAACTTGTCCGGCTGCTCTAGATGAAATAGAAATATTAACTCCACCATCTACCAACGCTTTGGCAACTTTTCCATTAGGAGTATTTTCTAAAATTCTTACTTTAATATTTACTTTATTCTCTCCATCATATTCTAATCCCTCTACTATGTGAGATGCTCTAGATAATGTTATTTCAAAATCCTTTGGATGATCTAATTCGCCAACCAATTGTCTTGAATCTATTTTCTTTTTTAAATAATCCAGATGAGGAAGATATTCATCTTTTTCGTATACTCTTTGATTATTGTTCTTCTGTCCAAAAACAGCACAGCATCCTTCTAATATGGTATTGTTGGCATCATTGCGTTTAACTTCTAATTTTTCCCCAATGTTTTCTACGATTAAAACAAAATCATTCATATTATTTGTGTTCAAATTATTATTATCCACTAAAGTTAGATTTTTTATTATTTATACACAAAACTATAATAAAAAAATAAAAAACTATTAATTAATATAATTCTTTGTTAGATAAAATATCTTTTAATGATTCTATTTCCTCGCCTGAGAGTTTTTCAAGGTTTGGCGAAATGACTTTTATATTAGCTACGTAGTTTCCCAAGGTGTTATTCTTTTTCAAGAGTCCTTGATTTTTTACAGTAAATTTAAGTGAGCTAAGATCCTTTGGTTTTTTAATATCTATTCTATATCTTTTACCAACCACTGAATCAACGATATTGTCCTCTTCTGAGTCAAAAAGTGCATTATATAGGTCCATTTCAATAGTCTGTATTATATCGCCTTCTTTTATTTCAAATTTTTCATTAGATAATATTTCTATATTTACGTTTAGTTTACCCAGTATGACGAAATTTTGTTTCTCTCCCCACATATTAACTTTACTTATAGAATTTTCATTACCCATTCCTTCTAGGCTAATTTTTATATAATAAGAACCATTTTTTTCATGAATAGAATAGCTTCTGGTTCTAATACTTATTTCAAATTGAATTTTCTTTTTTTCTATTCCATTAAGCGTTTTTCTTTCAAATTCAATTATTTGTACTTTTCCTTCAATTAACTCAACTAAATCATTTTTAAGATTTAATTCTATATCTAAATGAGACGTATCAAATGAAGAAGCTTCTTTTTCGCGGCCCTGTCTTTTAAAGTTAGATTCTTGTTTAAATCCTTTTCCAAATGCTTCATTTACAAAATCATCAAAAGAAAAATTTCCAAATCCATTAAAACCCCTATTGTTTGTTCTATATCCTCTAGTGTTTGAAAAGCCACTAAAGTTTTTTCTTGCATCATATTCTCCCTTAGATTTTTCATCTCCTAGAACTGAATATGCATCAGCAATTTCCTTAAATTTTTCTTCAGCCCCTGCGTCTTCTTGGTTTTTATCGGGATGATACTTCATAGCGAGCTTGCGATATGCTTTTTTTATATCAGCAATTGATGAAGAATCAGGCACGCCCAGTATCTTATAATAATCTTTATTCAAACCTCATTATTTTTTAAACCCAATGAATATTATATTGTATAATATTCTAATAAATAGTTTTAGTTATATATCGTTATGGCAAGGATAGTAAAAAGGCTTTCTGAATTTAATAAAATTCATTCTGGAAAAAAGGTAATTGTTTGTGGATGCGGAAGGTCCCTGTTTTTATTAAAGGATTGCCATACAGACTTTTTAACTATAGGAGTTAATGACGTTCCTAAATTATTTACACCAACATACTTAGTTATAACTGATCATTCTCAAAGATTTGCATTGCCTCGTAGAAAATTAATTAATGAAAGCAAAAGTAAAGCAATGTTTACATGCGTTAAGGGATGGAGGGCTCCAAATATGGTAATGTTTGAACTAGGTTCAAGAAAAATTCATAATTTAGATACTGAAAATAAAGTAGATCATTTTATGAATTCTCCATATGCTGCAGTCGGCATTGCATATAAACTTGGATTTACTAATATTGGTTTAATCGGTGTAGATTTTACTAAAGATCATTTTTATTCAAAGGATGGACATCATCCTTTAATTAGAATGCGTAGAGTTGGAAAAGTCGATGATGCATATGGAGTTTTAAAGGATGAACTTAAAAAAAGAAAAGTTAATTTATATAATTTAAGCGATCAAAGCGTACTTAAAAAAATACCAAAAATGTCTTTAGAAGACTTTAGAAAATTATGAAAATAATAATACCAGCAAGAAAAGGATCAAAGGGGTTTCCATTTAAAAATAGAAAACTTTTTAAATACACAGCAGATATTGTTCCAAATGGTTTAAAAGATAATACATATGTAATAACAGATGATGAAGAAATTCAAAAAATGTCTATTGATAGTGGATTTTCACACATAGAGAGGCCGCATTGTTTATCTACAGATACTGTTTCAACTAAAAGGGTGATGGAGCATGCGATAGATGTGCTAGAATTAAACAATGAATTAGTTTTAATGTTATATTTAACATACCCTGAACGCACATGGGATGATGTAGAGGGAGCGTTGGATACATTTTTATCAACTAAAGCTAATTCTTTATTATGTAGAAAGGAAATAAAAGCTTCTCCATTTTTAATGTTAAAGGAAGAAGAAGATGAAAAAGGTTCTCAATTAATTTGTCACGATTTATATAGAAGACAGGATTATCCTAAATGTTTTGAATTATCTCACTACGTTTGTATATTTAAGTCTAATGAAGTTGAACTTTTAAATAATAATTTATATAATGAAAACACTGTATATTTTAAAATAGATAATCATATAATAGACGTAGACTATGAAAAAAACTTATTAGATTTTAATAATGAAAGATAAAAAAAATGTTAAATATTGTTTATGCACAGAAGCTGCCAATATAACCTTTCCATATTTAAGAGTCGCTATCTCTTCATTTGTTAATAATAATCCTTGGTTTAATGGAAATATTATTTTATTAGTAAATGAAAGTCTTCCATTTTCTAAACATAATGAAGAAACAATTAGAAAAATTTATTCAAATATAACATTGAAGAATGTAGAAATACCATTAGACATAAATGATTCTTATTCTAAATTAGATTTATATAAAATACAATGTTTTTCAATGGAAGAGTATGATTTTATTTTATATTTAAATCATCTTTCGATTTGTTTAAAAGAAGTTGCGTTCGATATATTTAAAGGAGATTGTGATATAGTATCATGTTCAAACAGTAGATGCGTTACACCTAATGAAAATAATAAAAATGATAAAGTATTTAATTCTAATTTTATGTTAATTTCATCTGATGTTATTTCACATAATTTATCTAATAAAATATTAAACCGTTTAAGTAGATATAAAAAGATTAAAACAGATACCATAAATAAGTGTATAAATGATGTAGTTTATCTTAATGATATATCTGTTAATATTTTAAGTAATACTGTGTTCATAAAGAAAAGTTTATTTCCAGATAGTAAAAAAAATATATTTTATTCAATTTGTAAAAATATATGTTTTATAGAATTAGATATAGGAATTAGAGAAAAGAATTCATCTTTTTCTTTAAGGTATAAAACATTAGATAGAATATGGTTAAAATATAATAAAGAACACTTAGTGGAAATAAATTTAAACCCTTCCATAAATAGGAATCATATAGAAACACATAAGAAAAATTTAGAAATTAGAAAAAGGTTGAATAATAGGAATAAGAGCGGAAGGCCTAATTTACACAACAGTGGCGAATTGTCACATAGAAGAAGAAAAACATATTATAAACCTCCATTTGAAAAATATCCAATGCCTGGCACCAGTTATATTTGTATAATTGAAAATAATGATATTTCTCACCTAAAAAAATTTTTAGATAGCAATATAAAAATGCCAACTAAATATGAAATACTTATAGGAATATATCACATGTCAAGTAAATCTGATTCCATAATAAAAGAATTAAGTAAAATAGATAATGTACACTTGGTATTGTTAAAAAGCAAAGATTCAAGTGTTATGTTAAATACGCTATCCTCACAGTGCCTATATGAAGAATATCCATTGAGATATATTAATTATAATGGAAATTCCATTACATTTAAATATAATTCAAATACTAAATGTTGCGATTATGAATTTTATAATAAAATAAAAATTGGAATATTAACGGCTGCATATAAGCGAAAAGAACTGACTAGTTACTATTGTAAACATCTTTCACATCTACGAGAGCTTTTTAAAAATGAAATAGATATAATTAGTGTAGTAGTAGACAGCTATAAAATTAATGAAAAAGCAGTTATTGAAAATAATCAAATTTATTTTAGTCGTCGCAATAAACCGGTATCTAATAAGTTTAATTATGGAATGAATTACTATAGAGATAAGAAAATAGATGGGGTAATAGTACTAGGATCAGATAATTTTATGTGTGAAAAATTATTTAAAAAATATATTAAAATTATTAGAAACAATTATGATTTAATAGGGGTTTTAGATTCATTCATGTATGATAGCATTACTGATAAAATGTTCTATTTTCCAGGATATACAAATAGGAGACATGGTGAATCTGTTGGAACTGGAAGAATGTTATCTTCTAAATTATTAGAGACATTAGACTATACCCCATGGGACAATGGTCTAAATAAAGGATTAGATGGAAGTATGTGGAAAAAAATAAAACAATTAAACATAGACGAGTATAAAATATTAACTAAAGTAAACAATTTTTTAATGCTGGGTGTTAAAACAGATGTCTTTATAACCGATATTAAAAGAATTAAAACAAAGACATTAGATAATTTATTATTGTTAAAAAAAATAAAATGCTTAAATGGATATAGAAAATAAGAAAATTTTAATACTTTCTCCTCACACAGATGATGGTGAATTCGGTTGCGGTGGAAGTATAGCTAAACTAATTGAAAATAATGATATATATTATGCCGCTTTTTCATGCGCAGAGGAATCAGTTCCAGACGGGTTACCTAAAAACACTTTAGAAATAGAAGTTAAAAAAGCTACGCTAGAATTAGGAATATCCCCAGATAGATTGAGTATATTTAAATATCCAGTTAGAAAATTAAATTATCATAGACAGGACATATTAGAAATAATGATAAAGCTAAAAAATAGAATTCATCCAGATTTAGTTTTCATACCATCCCTTGATGATATACATCAGGATCATCACACTATCGCAGAAGAAGCAGTAAGAGCATTTAAATTTTCTTCTATTTTAGGATATGAATTACCTTGGAATAATTTAATATTTAAAAATGGATGCTTTATAAAACTAGAACAGAAACATATTAATAAAAAAGTTAAAGCCATTGCTAGGTATGAATCACAGAAATTTAGAACATATGCATCTGAAGAATGGTTAAGGGCGTTAGCGTTTACAAGAGGGACTCAGATTCAAACAAAATATGCAGAAGCATTCGAGGTAATAAGAATAATAATATGAAAGAAAATTTAATAAAAACGTTAGATTCATTTAATTCTATAAGGAAGAAAAATTTTCATAAAAGCAAAACCGATGAGGCAAGCTTATTGGAAATAAATAACACGCTGTTAACGGCAGAACAATTAGATTATGTAATTAAAGATGAACCGGATTTTCCTTTTATATTCGGTTTTGGTATTCCGAGGTCGGGAACAACGTTATTGGGTCAAATATTAGCATATGGATTAAATGCCGGTTATATAAATAATTTTTCAGCTCGATTTTGGTTAGCCCCGGTGACTGGAATAATGTTATCTAAAATTATCTTAGGAAATGGTAAGTCAATGGATTTTACTTCTAATTATGCTACCACTAAAGACTTAACTTCTATTCATGAATTTGGATATTTTTGGAGACACTGGTTGCATTTAAATAAAGTGTCAGATTTTAAGAATTTTAAGGATAAAGAAGATAATATTGAATGGGAAAAATTAAAATGTACTTTAATTAACATGCAAGATCAATATGGTAATGTTTTCGTAATGAAAAATTTATTTGGAGCATATCATCTAGATAAAATAATAGAGGTTTTAAAAAAAGTTATATATGTATATGTTGAGAGAGATGAATTAGATACCGCTATTTCTATATTAGATGCTAGGAGAAAGTTTCATGATAACTTAAACACCTGGTGGTCTACTCTTCCTCCAAATCATGAAAATCTATTAGATCTTGATCACATTGATCAAATAACCGGTCAAATTATTTCACTTAAACGTTACTATAATTCAATAATAGACAATTCCATATATAAAGATAATATAATAAAAATTAAATATAATGATTTAACCGAACGTCCTAATCTATTATTGAAGCAAGTAAAAGAAAAAAGTAAAATGTTGTTTAATAAGGATATTCAAAATATTAAGACATTAGATACATTTTCAAATAGGACATATGAAAATAGAGAAAAAGAAAAAAATAAATTTAAAGTGTCTTTTGATAAGATGAAAAAAGTATTATGACAGTTTCTATACACCAACCTAATTTTATACCTTGGATAGGATATTTTTATAAAATATATTCTAGTGATATTTTCGTTATATTAGATGATGTACAGTACACAAAAAATGGATTTACAAATAGAAATAAGATAAGGACATCTAATGGAATGGGATGGTTGACTGTCCCAATTGTCAGTTCATTTGGACAAAATATAAATAAAGTAAAAATACATGACAAGGAATTTAATATAAAAAAAATAATAAAATCAATAGAACAGAATTACAATAAATCTTCATATTTTGATAATTATTTTAAAGATATTTCTTATATTTTAAATGTTTCTGGTGAAAATTTGTGTAAAATAAATATAGATTTAATAAAATACATAGTCGATGTATTGAAAATAGATACAGAAATATTAATTTCATCTGAACTAAAAAATATTAATGGAAAAAGCACCGATAGACTTGTAAGCATATGTAAAAACGTAGGAGCAACTAGTTATTTTTCTGGATTCGGAGGAATGAAATATCAAGAAGAAAACATGTATAATAAAAATAATATAGATTTAGTATACACCGATTTTAATCATCCAATATATGAACAGCGTTGGAAAAATGAATTTATTCCAAATATGAGTATAATAGATTTGTTATTTAATAACGGACCGTTTAGTTTAGATGTAATTATGTCTTATAATGAAAACATGACAGTTTTATCAAAAAAAAACAATTTCACACATGAGAAAAAGTAAAATGTGGTATGAAGACGCCCATAAAGGTGATGAAGCAATGAAAAAATATTACACAGGAGTGTATGCAGAGAGGAATGATATGTTATTTAAAATGATTTTTAAAGAAATCAAATCAAAACAAATAAGAATATTAGATATAGCAGCAGGTTCTTCATATATGGCAGAGCTTTTTTTGAAATTAAATAATGTAATAAGTTATTCCTTTAACGACTTTAACGATAAGGTTATTAAATTTGTATTAACTAGAATAAATGATAATAGATTTAATATATGTAGTTTTGACGCCGAGGATGATATAAAACATTATAATGATAATGATCTAATGATTTGCTTAAGTTTAGAACACATTGAAAATGATTTTGGCTTATTAAATGCATTTAATAAAGATACACTATGCGCATTATGCAGTCCTAATTTTGATGCAAGGTCTCATGTTAGATACTTTGATGAGTTAGAAGATTTTAAAAAAAGATATGAAAATCACTTAAATATAATAGAAGCCAATGAATTAGTTTGGCGTCATAAAAAAACCAAAAGGGTTCTAAAAAAATATATGATACTTGGTTATAAAAAATAAATTTAATAATAATGAAATCACCAAATAAAAAGCAACTGTCTAATATGTATAATAAGAGTGCATATGATTATCTATGTTCAGCTGATTTTACAGAAGTGTACGAACACGCTGCAGATTTTTTAATTAAAAAAAGTTCACAGTCAATATTAGACGTTGGGTGTTGGAATGGAATGTTTTTAAAGAATCTCTTAAAACAGGGGTATGATAATAAATATATTGGGTTTGATTTATGTTCAGAAGCAATTCAAGAAGCTTTAAAAAAATATAATGGTATTAAAGATATTGAATTTCACACAAAGAGTTGGTATGAAATGTTTAATAATAAATCCTTTGATTCTATATATTTCGGGGGAGTTTTTTACTATATAGATGATAAAATTTCATTCATTAATAAATATATCGAATCATATAATCCTCGGTTAATTGTAATTCAAGATTTACAAATCACTGATCTTTCTTGTTTTAATGTATTTTCCCCAAATACAAAGAAATTTAGTGTAGACATTGATGTTAATATAGAAAGAAAGAATAGACAAGTTATTACTTTTGAGTTATGAAAAACGATGAAACCATATTAGTAATAATGCCAATGTATAATGCTGAATTATTTATAAAAAAATCTATAGAATCTATATTAAATCAGAAAGGTGTAAAAATAATTCTCGTAATAATAGACGACGGGTCTACAGATGATTCTTATAAAATAGCTAGTTCTTTTTCTAACATTGTCTTA